CTGCTTGCCACCTTAACTCAGCGGTAGAGTGCCATACTTGTAATATGGAGGTCAACAGTTCAAATCTGTTAGGTGGCTCAAATGTCAGTGGTATAATAGAAATACTATGACACAAATCATAGAATACATCTTGAAAGGAAGTATTATTATGCCAGAAGCAATTTATAAAGAACCATTCCCTAAAGCAAAGCGTGGAGATGGATTTAAGAATATGGCTAGTTACCGTAAGCACCCACACCGTGGTGTTGACTGGTCAGTAGCCGCACACAGCCCAATCAAAGCAATCACAGGTGGAACAGTTATGGTCACTAAGTGGACAGACGTTCTAGGCAACATTGTTATCCAGTCTACCTATGACAAGCACTTCATTCTATATGCACACCTAGCAAAACCATCACCACTAAAAGTTGGAGACAAGGTTGAAGCAGGAGTTACTGTAGTTGGTGAAGTTGGTGGTGGCAAGGACACGCCAAGCGGTACCGCAAGTACTGGGGCACATTTGCACGTCACATATGGAACAGTTCAGGACCTAGTATCTGCTGACATCAGCAAACTAACAGACCTATTTGCAAAACTAGACGGAAAGTAAATCATGCCTACCTATAATTTTAAATGCCCAGACTGTGAAAGGACAGCACAAGAGGTGAGGACTTTTGATGATGCTGACAAAGAATTACTTTGTGAAACTTGCAATATTGCAATGCATAAGGTATACTCAGTAGGAGCAATTAAATTTAATGGTGGAGGATTTTACTCAAATGACAAATAATCTAATTGAACAAATAAATAACAAGTGGACACTATCTGCATTAGATAGATGTGATGCATGTGGCTCACAGGCTTATGTTCAAGCATTAGGAACAACAGGCGATTTGCTTTTCTGTGCCCATCACTACGAGGGCATTCTGAATAATGAAAAGGCACAGGAAGCAATGAACCGATTTGCTTATCAAATAATTGATGAGCGAGAACAACTAAGTGAGTGATTATGGAATATTTTATAGGATTTTTTATTTCTATTGTAGCCCTTTCTATTTTTAATAAAAAGGTTAAAAATCAAATAACTACAAAATTAATAATTCCAACATTTACACAAAGTAGAAAAGTTCAATTAATTAAAGATTATATAATTAATCTTTCTACTCCAAAGTCAGAAGCAAAAACACAATCTAAAGAACATGTAAAGAAAAACTCTATTAAGGCTTTTATTGCTGGAACAAATGTTTATTGGATTGAGAATGGTTTTTTGGTTACAGCAAAATTAAGTAACGAGGGAATTGATGAAACAACTAAGAAAAAGGTTGACACATATAGCCTCGATAAGGTAGAATTAGATAAGATAAGTTTTATCGTTGATAAACTAACAGAAGGAAATGAAGATGATAGTAGGAATTCAGGGAAGTAAGACTTTTAGTGATTACAATGTATTCCTAAGAGCAATGGGTGTGGCTTTATCTAGCCTACCCGAAGGAGATACAGAGATTCTTGTTGCATCTGCTGGACCAATCAATATTAACAATATGGGTATGGAGTTTGTCAATATTTCAGAGCGTAGCCTAAAGGCTCGTGGTATTAAGATTAAACTAATTAAGATTCCACCAAGTTGGATTAAGGATAATATCCATAACATTGGGTATTTTGCTTATTTTAGTAAACCAAAAGAGCCTGTGTCTGACTTGGTAGACTTGGCTGAAGCAAAAGATGTTGAGGTTGGCGTTTATCGCTACTAACAGAAAGGTGATTATGTTAATTAAATCACTAGAGAAGATGGAAACAGTTGTAGAAAACAATAAGTTTCTATCGTGGGATGGCTGGACAGTTGTAGAACTGAGAAAGTCTACTATGGCATGGATGAATCCAAATGCCAAATTCATCAATAATGAATGGTATACTACCAATCGTTTTGATGCCGATGAAGATGGCTGGAATATACCTGCTAGTTTGGTAAAGAAGAATGCCAAATGAAAATTGGAAAGACGAAGCCTTATGTAAAGGTGACGATGTTAATCTATTCTTTGATACTTATGAGCAAGATGTTGAGGTCAGAAAAGAAGTAGATTCGCTATGTTCTATTTGTCCTATGGCTCGTATATGTTTTGCAGTTGGGGTATCTCAGAAAGCATATGGGGTTTGGGGCGGAGTTTATTTGGACAAGGGTAAAGTTTCCAGGGAATTTAATAAACATAAGACTAAGCAAAACTGGGCTGACACATGGCAGTTCTTAACAATAGATAAGGAAATTTAATGTATACAATTGAGATGGCAAAGGCTTTTAAAGCAATCAAAGCACCTAAAGGTTTTGGAGTAACTATTTATGACAATGAAAATTTTATTACTGTTCAGGTTAATCCAGAAAAGTTAGTCAACCTTACAGAAAAACAAACACAATCAATTGTTGATTATATAAATAATGTTAAGCAAACTTTTGAAAAATTGGGAGCAACAGTTTTTGTTGTAAGAGATACTTTGGAGAAAACTGATGAATCTAATTAATATTATTTCTTTTTTATTACTTTTACTTTCTACACTAGTATTCTTATATTTAATTGTAAAAGTAAATATGCAAAAAAGAAAATTGCTTGGTCTATATATTCAAAGTGAAATGGATAAACATTTACTTATTCAAAAACTAGAAGAATTGTCAAATGAATTATCAACTGTAAAACTGTCTGAATCGGATGGCTTTATTAAGTTTATCTCTCAATCTCGTGACTGGGCTTTTCAATATATTGAAGAAGTTCAGACCGCTTTAAAAGAGTTTGATGATGAGGTTGCACCAAGACTTGAATGGGCTAACACCTATGGAAGAGTTGCTGGTGATACAGTTCATACAGAAACAATAACAAAAATTTCCGAGGCATATGACAAACTAAAAGAAGTATTGCCAAAGGATAACCAAACGCCTAATAACTAGGCACTAAATAAGGAGAAACAAAAATGAGTACAACTCAACTAAAGGCACTGCTTGCATCATATTTGCGTAGCATCCTATCCGCTGTAGCCGCACTATACTTGGCTGGCGTTACAGACCCAAAGACCCTTGCTTGGTCATTGGTTGCTGCATTGCTACCAGTTGCAACTAGAGCAGTAAATCCAAAGGACAAAGCATTCGGCATTGTTCCATCTGCTGAAGTTGTTGCAGAGGCTCTAAAGGATGTCAAGGTTACTAAGGTACCTGCAAAGAAGACTGTTGTAAAGACAGTTACAAAGACAACACCAGTTAAGAAGACAACTACAAAGAAGTAATCTTAATAAGCATTAAGGGACAGGTTGCAAAATCTGTCCTTTTTTGCTATAATAAATATGTACCTGCCAAATGGGGGTACAAAAAATAACTCGCTTAACAAGGAGATGATATAAATGGTAATCTATACAGACCCATTCGCAACACTTAGTCAGGAATTTGATAAGTTGTTTGCAACACCAGGAATCAACAAGATTGGTTCCACATACCCACCATACAACGTAATCCATTCAAAAGAAAAGAATGAATGGTATCTCGAATTCGCTCTAGCAGGATTTGAAAAGGATGACGTTACAATCACAACAGACAAGAACGTTTTGACTGTTGCTGGTGAAACAAAAGAAGACAAAGAACTACCAGAGGATATCCGCTATGTTTATAAGGGTATTGCTGGTCGTAAATTCACTCGTTCTTTTACCCTGCCAGAATATGCTGAGGTAGCCAAGGCTGAACTAAAGCATGGTATTCTGACTATTGATTTAGTTATCAATGTTCCAGAGGAAAAGAAACCTAAGACTATTACAATTAAGTAAGTCGGAAGTCCTGGGTATGACAGTAAACTGCCCACCTAATAGATATGGTATAATAAGACAATGGAACAATTACTAGAACAAATAAGAAGCCTACTGGCTGATAATGTTACCCTTAAATTTAAAGCACATGGATATCACTGGAACGTTGAAGGTGATGACTTTAAACAATTTCACGAATTCTTTGGTGAGATTTATGAAGATTATGATGGTGCTACAGACACCTATGCAGAATGGCTTCGTGCATTTCAGGCTTATTCACCATATAGATTAACAGACTTTTTTGACATGGCTTCAATTCCAGAACCAGTAATTGTTGGAGACCCACAACCAATGCTACAAGACTTGCTACTATCTATTGAAAAGCATGTAGAAGACTTGGTTGTTGCTAGTGATAGTGCTAATATGAATAAACAGTATGGTTTAGCAAACTTTTTTGCAGACCGTCAAACAATTTCACAAAAATTTCTTTGGCAGATTCGTGCCAGCATTGAGGTAGAAGACTAATGCCATACTCAATCGGTGAACGTGGAACGCATGGATGCTCTGGATATCCTGTAATTAAAACTGCAACTGGTGAAGTAATGGGTTGCCACCCAACAGCAAAAGATGCTGGAAAACAATTGGCTGCTTTACACATTAATGAACCTAATGCAAATAAGGGTGACAATAATGTTAATCCTTCTTCAAGCATTAATCCAACATATCCAGGAGTTGGAATTAAATATCCTACAAGTCTAACTGCTGCTCGCAGAAGCAAAGGTGTAATTCGTAAACCTAAGCGTAAGCGTGTTAGTGGTGGAGATGGTAACGATGCATCAGGTGCAGTATCATCGGGAGGTCCAGGTGGTTCAATTGGATAATGAATTAATTAAAGTTGCTACGGAAGATGAAATGTCTGAGTGGGAATCATTGTCAGAAAGACAAAAAGAAATGGCAGAAGATACTGCTGAAATTGCTATGGAATTTGGAATGTTTAAACAAGATTCTGGTGCTGACGGTGCTCATTATTTTGACGGTTCTAAAAATCCATTTAAAGCAGAAGGTGTAAAATGTTATAATTGTATCTTCTTTAATGAGGAAACAAATCAGTGCATCGTTGTAGAGGGACAAATTGACCCTGAAGGACTTTGTAAACTTTGGGTAATTCCAGAAGATGAACTAACAGAAACACCTGAGCAAGAGACACAGGAAGATACCATGGAAACAGAAAAGTCACTATGGGTTGGAATGTTTGACCCAAGAGGAGTGAATAAAATTGTTTAAAGAAGGCGATTATGTTACAGGAAATACCGTAGAAGGTATGGTAACTGGACAAGTAGAACATGTTATGACTGAAGGTGGAACTTATGGAACACCTGGAACAGAATATGCTATTCAGTCTACATCAGAAAATCCAGCAATGGCTGTTAGAATTTTTGAAGAAGAAGATGGTTCATGGTATCCAACTGCCTACTCCATTGGCATGCTATCTTCCGATGCAACCAAGATTGATAATTTTAATGTTGGTAAAGAAGAAGACGGTGTAGAAAAGGCTGAGGGCTATTCTCCAAATGCTGGTATGAAGGCTGCTGCTGCTCGTGCTATCCGTTGGAAAGAACAGGGTAAGGCTACAGGTGCAGGAACTCCAGTTGGTTGGGGTAGAGCCAGAGATATTGTAGCAGGTCGTTCCATGTCTCTTAGTGTTGTTAGACGTATGTACTCATTCTTTTCTAGGCATGAGGTAGACAAAAAGGGTAAAGACTTTAACAATGGAAGTAATCCATCTAACGGTAAAATTATGTGGGATGCTTGGGGTGGTGACGCTGGTTTTGCTTGGAGTCGTGCTATCGTAAACCGAATGAAGGATAAGGCTTTGTTTGCTGATTTTGGCAAAGATTATTCTAGACATGAAACAATTATGTCTAAGGGTGCAGGTGTAGGAGATATGGTTACTTGGGGTTCTTCTGGCGGTAATGCCACAGGAAAGATTACCAGGATTATTACTAATGGCAAATACAATGTACCTAATTCAGATTTTACAGTAACAGGAACTCCTGACGAACCTGCCGCAGTTGTCAGAGTATATCAAGAAGGTAAGCCAACAGATATAGTTGTTGGACATAAATTATCTAGTTTAAGGAAGAAATAAATGAGAGAACTAATTCACTTTAGTGCCACATGGTGTCAGCCATGCAAACAAATGCAGCCAGTGTTAGATAAGTTTCTTAAAGATAATCCTGACATTGTTTATACTAAGTATGATGCTGACGAGGATGTAAGCGTTTTCCAGGAACACCAGATTAGAGGAGTCCCTGCCTTTATTGGCAAGGTAGACGACAAGGAAACCTTCCACAAAGGCACAGCAACAGAAGCCAGACTTATTTCGCTATTTGCTTGACAAACCCTGTCGCATACGGTAAAATATATATATGAGTAAACCAGATTGGGCTACACGCCTACAAAATACATTTAAACGTAAGTATGATAAAGGCTATGAAGATGGCTATAATAAGGGTTGGAGTGAAGGCTTTGAAACTGGCAGAAAGAAAGCAATCGCAGAACAGCGTAAAGTAATCATTGCTGCTATTGAGAAAGACCTCAAGAACAATGGTCAACACTATAATCCAGGAATTATTGCTGGAGTTCATTCCGCCATTAGTATGATTAGAAAGATTAGATAATGATTAAATCAGTTAAAGTTGGACCACAGAAGTTCAGTGTAGTTGAACGTGATAGTGGCGAAGATGGTATGTTAAATGATGGTGCTTATGGCTATACCCTTGACGGTAAGAACCTAATTGTTCTTGCAACTGGTCTTGGCAATGGTAAGCAACAGGTAACACTGCTACACGAAGTCCTACATGCTATCCGTATGAACTACGATGGTATGCCTAGACCAAGTAAGGATGATGACTTTGAATCATGGGAGCATTACTTTATTGCCATGTATGAAGTTGGATTATTGGCAGTATTAAAAGACAATCCAAAACTAGTAGAATGGCTAACTAATGACCAAACAAAATAAAATAAGTGATGATGGAATACTATGGCTAATAATCATATCTGGAATATTCATTGTTACAACAGTTCTTACAATGATTGTTATGGCAAATATGCCTAAAGAAAATTGTTGGGATAAATATCCTAATAACGAAGTCCAAGCGATTCTAAATTGCGAAGGAAAAGAATAATGGAACACGACCTATTAGAAGTAGTCTTTGGCATTAATCACATTGTTGCCGAATTCTTTTGGAATGCTGTATTTGCTATCATAGTATATGGATTCACAAAGGCTAGAACACTACGCAAAATTCACAAGTATGTGGATAGTAAACATAATATAGAGCACGAGGAGTATTAAAATGAATTTAGATTCAGAATTTATCAAGGCAGTTGGAATTACATTCGATGAAGCAGAAAAACTGCTTCTTAAAAAGCACAAAGACTATGGACCAAAGAATATTTCTGGTAGTCCAGGAGGAGCAATAAATGGACTTAGAGTTAGAATGCACGACAAGTTGGCTCGCATTAACAATCTTTATGATTCTGGTGCTACCCCCGAAAATGAAAGTCTTAGGGATTCTTTTATTGATATGGCAAACTACGCAATTATCGCAATGCTGGTATTAGATGGGAAGTGGGATAATGATTAAGGCACCAGAAGATGTTGTCATTATTAAATTAGATAAGAAAGATACTGGACCAGAGAAATCTGCCAGTGGTCTTCTTATTATTAGAAGTGAAACCGATGAGCCTAAGAACATTGGTACTGTGTATGCAGTAGGCGAGGGTAGGCAATTAAAGAGTGGTGTCCGTATCCCAATGGAAGTCAGGGTTGGCGATAAGATTATGTTTAATCCTGGTGGTACAATGAAATTTAAGCATGAAGGTGAAGACTATTTATCTTTATTTAGTGTAAGCATTCTTGCTATACTTGAAGAAGATGAAAATGAAGATAGTTCTAGTAATTCCTTGGAAAGCAACTCCTAGTAGAGAGAAGCCTTTAAAGGCTGTCCTTGATTGGTATAAAACTAATTTACCAGACATTGAAGTAATATTTGCCAATGCTTCTGAAGATATGTGGCTACCAAGTGCTAGTCGTAATATAGGGGTAAAAAGGGCACAGGAGGCTCATGCAGACGTTGTAATAATGAATGACGCTGATACTATACCAGAAATTTTATCTTTATTAGAAGCCATAAATGCAGCAAATAATGATGAATTAATTCATTTACCATATATGGATGCAAGGTATTTAGATGAAGAATCTAGCGAACAGTACTACAATAATGATAAGGCACTTCAGGACTGCAAGCATACATCGTTTCCATATCCACAATCAGATGGTGGGCTTTGGGTTTTCAAGCCACAGAGTTGGTGGGATATTGGTGGAATGGACGAACATTTCAAGCAATGGGGATATGAAGACAGAGCATTACATTTCGCCCATGTTATTATCAAGAAAGATAATTTTGTCAGACATTCTGGAACAATATATTCTTTCAATCATCAGCCACAGATTCACGACAACAATTTTAATAAAAGTTCTGAAGAAAATAGAGACCATTTTATGAGATATTATCAGGCAGATACTCCAGAAAAAATGCTTAAACTTGTTCGTGGATATTAATCTTTGTAAATCTTATTTAAAATTTTTACTAAAGTTTCTGTATACTCTGTTCTGTTTCCATGGTTAGAATAAAAATAACTGTCGAAATCTTGTTTTCTAGTTAATTGATTTTGAATACTTAATCCACCAACAAGAGCCTTTCTATCCCATTTTTCCTGCGAAAGTCTTAGATTTCTTTGCCAGGATTTTTCATAGTCTAGTCTGTGCAAGTGATATAGATGTAGGGTATTGGTTACAGGAAATTGTGGGGTAGAGGTATGGTAGCCATAAACATAAGTCAAAGGAATGCTTGTCAACAAAGTTTTGTTATAGTCACCATTAGTAATAATACCATCCAAAATAATTTCATATCCAAAACAACGATAGGCAGTGTCCGTAGCCTCTTCAATAAATGATTTTAAAGATTGATTCTCAGGAGCAACAATCTCATCACAGTCTACAAACAAAACATACTCATAACTTTCTAGCAATTTCTTTTGATATCCGTGTACCAAATCATTTAGCCAAGCATGATTAAATATCTCATCAGTGTTAACCCTTTCAACATTTATTCCTCTACTCTCAGCATCTTCTAAAATTTGTCTAGTTAATTCAGTACAGTTATGAGATACTACATAGATATCTTGGGAATCAAAATGTTCCTCGTAATACTTCAACCAAATAGGAAGAAAAAAGTCTTCATCGTGTTGCACAGTGAACACAGCAGATTTACGCATAGTTATCCTTTACAAAATCAAATGCTTGTTTGATTGCATCATCAGAATCAATGTATCTATAGGTTGCGAGTCTTCCAACTAAACCAACATCGTGATGGTTAGCAAGTTCAACATACTTATTGTAAAGTTCCTCTGACTCATCTGTTCTTACTGGGTAATGCTTATCATCACAAGCAATTTCAATACCAATCCAACCCCCCTTGTATCCAAGTCTGTCATAGTCAATCATTCTCTGGAATGGAATTTTCTCATCACTAAATGTATAAAAGTCTGCATCTAGTCTAACTTCAGACTGAAAGTGAACAGAACGCATACCACGATATGGCAATTCTCCATAGCAGTAACCAAAGTATTCGTCAACAGCACCTGTTAAAATAACTCTATCGCCTTCTGGTAAGTCACCGTGTTTAATGCTTTTCTTTACAATGTTCTTATCTTTAGATAAGTTATTAAATAGTTTAGTATAGTTTGGAACACCTTCATATTTGTCGTGGAATACTTTACCATCTGGGTCTGTTTTAATTCTAGCCAATGCCTCTGGTGGTGGGTCAGATAGCCATTGTTTCTTGGAATAACCACGAACCTGGTCTTCAAACACCTGCTCATTCATTACTGGTGGATACCAAGGAAGCAACTCTCCACGAACATAAGACTTTAACAAAGTTTCGTGTGGCTTTACATCTGTATATTTATTTACAAATTCCCATACATCTTCATAGTCCGTATGCATGACGTGAACAAATTTTTGATAGTTTTCATTATCTACACAAGCCCCACCAATTTCATCACGTTCGTAAATGATTACATCTTCATCAGTGATAAGATTTGCAATTGTTAGACCAACAATTCCAGCACCTACAATATGAACTGTCATAACTTTTCAATAAACTTTCGGTTCTCTGGCTTAACCATCCATTCAACAGTTGCCCTTAAACTGTCGTCAAAATCAACAGGGTAACTATAGCCAAGTGATTCAAGTTTTGCACCATCCAAACCGTAGCGTAGGTCATGTCCAGGTCTTACAGAGTGAACGTCAATAAATTCATATTTAAGTTCTTTGTCAAGAATTTGAGCAACCATCTTTGCTAAATCTAAATTATTTAATTCTGTTCTACCAACAACATTCAGTCTTTCTGGTAGATTAGACTGAGGGTATTGAACAGGCTCAACATTATTCAAAATAAACATAATAGCATCTGCAGCATTCCTAGCGTGAAGATAGAATCTGCTACCAGGAGTATTGTTCTGAGCATGAATAGTTAGACTTTCATTGTCTAGAATATTCTTTACAATTTTAGGTAAATACTTTTCTCCATCTTGTCTTTCACCAATGATATTCATTGTATTGGTAATGATTAGTGGAACACCATAAGTTCTCCAATAAGAAATTGCGATATCTTCTTGTGCAGCCTTAGAAGCAGAATATGGATTAGAAGGAATCATTGGATTCCATTCTGGATGTGGGATGCCATCAAGCATTGGTCCGTATACTTCGTCAGTAGAGAACTGAATAAACTTTTTAGGTTGTAATCTTCTAGCAAGTTCTAGCATATTCAAAACTAAACTAATATTGTTTTGAATGAATGGGACTGGACTATCGATTGATGTATCAACGTGAGAAAGGCTGGCTAGGTTTACGATATAGTCAACACCTTCTAGTCTTTCAAGTAGAACTTCTGAGAATGGTGCTGTAAGGTCGTGAGTTACAATAGTAACACGGTCTTTATTGTTTTGATAATGAACGCTATCCAAGATACGTTCTGGAACACCTTTGTGTTTCCAACTGTCTATACCAATGATTTCCCAATCGGTATTAACCAAAAAATGGTCAATGAAGTGATGCCCACAAAATCCGCCAGCACCAGTAATCAATACTTTAGTCATATACAATCCTTTTCTGTATAAGACAATTATAACATAATTATTTTGTTCAAATTAAGCGTATTTTATTTAGGTCTTCGGCTAAGTTGGCATCCATATATCTTTTAAACTTTACTTCATCTACGTTAAGTTGTCTATGTATTTTATTATATATCTCATCTTTGACCTCTTTGCCATTGATTGGATGTATATGTTCCATTAAAATTCCTGGGAAATAGACTGCTCCACCCAAGTGGCTAAAGACTGTATGCCAGTAGTTATCAAAGTAGTTATGCTCTACCGCAGGGCATCCAAAGAAACCAACAGCAGTAATAGCATTACTAGTAATAAAAGGGTGTGTGGCTAATTTACCTTCCCAAACCATATCGTTGCCATAAACCATACCATAGACAGCGGAAGATAGTTGTTCGATAAATGGACTTTCAAATATTGTTTTAAATACAATGTCATCACCAATAAAACCAACATACTTATATTGACTTGCTATGTCTAATGCGTGAGCATTTATTTTTTGCATTAGGGTTATTCCTGTTGGGATACAGTAGTTAATTATTTCGGGGTATTGTTCAGCGATTGGATGATAGATATCACACTCATCTTCATCATGCAATAAATGAATATCTGACATGCCTTCGGTTATTTGATAGTATGATTCAAGACATCTAGTAAGTCTAGAATGTCTTCCTAGTCCACCATCTCTAACTGGTAGGATAATTGCTATTTTATTTTCCATATTTACATTATACCTTATTTGGTGTTATACTTATAATATGAAGTGTAATTTATGTAATTCCGTGCTACTTGAAATAGTTTATGGAATGCCTACCCCAGAAATGATTGAAAAATCTAATAATGATGAAATTGTTTTAGGTGGATTGTTTAAACCGTTTGGTCCAACTCATTATTGTCTTGAGTGTCAGGAAGAGTTTGTCCAGGATGAGGACACTCGCACACCCAAGTTTTCTCATAATAACTAATAATTTTTTTACAGTTCCAGTGATGACCTGTCATACAGAAACCACAAATACGCATTAACTAACTCTAACTAATTTACGTTTGATTGGGTCAAACTTTAGTGGGTGCTTTTTAGAAGCCTTGCCATTATTTCGATTGCTATTTCTAATTGAAGCCTTTTTACTTGCCATCGTAATCCTCCCTTACAAGCATAACGGTGGTAGCCATTACGGTTAGGATTGCTGCAAGAATTTCTGAAATTCCGATGGTATAGGGTTCAAAACCAATTGCACTATAAAGTATCAACAAAGGCACTTGAGCAAAAGCCATAAGTAATCCCCAAGTAAAAATGAATGCTAAATTTGTTCTCATTAAAACCAACCCTTTCCTAGTTCGTCTAAATCTTGTAGTGTTTTAAGTAGTTGTTGAGTCTTCTTCATTTGATATCCCATTTGGATAATGTCAAGACCAGTTACCTCTACTTCATCGCCATCGTCTAGTGTAACCGTGTATATACGGTCAGGGTAGATGATAAAGCGTGTTTTATTAGGCATATCCCAATTATACCACTAACCAAGCAATTAGCCAATAGTTTTAATGATATTCAATGCTGTTGTTTTAAGAGAAGAACCCAATGGAACATATCCAAGTGTCGCACCCTTTGCAGGAAGACATGTAGAAACTACATACTTAAACCAGTTTTGCACAGCCAAACCTTTACCATTAGAAACCTTTTGAGATGCTGGTCGCTTAGGAGCAAGACCGTAGGTAACGATTGACAACTGATAAGCACCAGGAACAACCTTCTTAAAATTAATAGAGATTGTTCCATTTGTTTCAACAGTCTGTGCGTTTAGGAACTTACCTGCAGCAGAAGCAGTAGGAGCAACGAATGTTCCAGCAGCGTTCTTAAGTTTGGCGATACCAACATCAGCAGTGATTGCGTCTGACAAGTCAAAGTAACCAAATGCGTTTGAGTTGTCTTCGATGTAGGTTGCAAGCAACTGTGAGTTAGCAAAGGCTACTGAATTAGATGCAAATCCACCAGAAGATATTTGCATGTCGTTGCTCTTAGCAACCCATCCACCAACAGTCTGTGATAGATAGTTAGTTAGATTAGCATTAGTTCCTGAACCTGATGCACGGTAAGCAACTTTGATTGCCTTCTTTGGCAACTTGATGCGTGTGTTAAGAGCCTTGATTGAAGCGTCATCCCAACGAGTAATAGTTCCCTTTAGGATACCAGAAACAATTTCAGGAGTCAACTGTAAGCCATCGCCCACACCAACTGCAGAATAGGCAAACACAACTGGACCACCGAATAGTGGAACGGTAACATAATCAAAGTTAGGATAACCAGATGTATAAGGAGTGTCAGTAGCAGCCCAGTCAACAAACTTGTTAGCAAACTCAGCACGTCCTGTTCCAGAACCAGTTGATACATAGGTTGCGTTATCTATTGTATATGAAGCAGAGCAACTTGATAGGGCTGAGGCAGCAAATGATGAACCCTTGCCTGATAGGGAATCTGCAGCGAGTGCAGGGGTAGTAGAGGTCAATAGACCAATAGAAAGAGCGATAGATATAATACGAGAAATCTTCATAACTCTATTGTAGGGGATATGTTTGTTAACTTAGTTAATGACTGGTAAACGCAAAATGAACTTATTTTTCGGTAAAAATCGGTCGGAAATATGAGGTCTTAACGCTTGACAAGCAAGCGAGTATCCTGTATACTTGGATATACAAGGTCCATTAAACGATAGGAACGTATGCAAACCTTTTTACCTTTTAAGCAGTTCGATAAGTCTGCACAAGCATTAGACAATAAACGTCTTAACAAACAAATCCTTGAATCTTACCAGATTCTTAAGGTATTATCTAACGATGACCCTAAAGCCGCTTGGCGTAACCACCCTGCTGTAAAGATGTGGCGTGGGTTTGAAGGGCAACTGTGGCTTTACACTATGGCTATGGTTAAGGAAGCAGATGTCCGTGGTATTAAAACTGATAAGAACATGGAGAATCTTACTAACCTTAAGGCTGTTGCTGGCGATGACTGGGGGTATTCAATTCCTAACTGGTATAAGAATCCTTTTGCATTGCAGAGATTGACTACTACACATAAGGCTAATCTATATACTAAAGACCCTATCTATTATTTTGAGTTCTATGATTCATTGGCTACATCTAATCCTTGTTGCCCTGAGCGTAAAGAACCTTGTAAGTATTACTGGGTTGCACATGACCCTAAGTTTGCTTCTAATGTAAAGGTGGCTGCATAATGGAACTAGACTACATAAAGGGACAAGTTGCAGAACGTAAACGCATTAGAAATCTTTTGGGTGAGTTTGGTATGAAGTTGGAGACAGAAGTTTCTGATGGTGATAATTATTCATTGGGTAGATACAATGCAATTTCTGAATTTATTGCTCTTCTAGATGGAGAATTACATGAATAAGTTTATTAGATTATTTAAGTGGCGTGTTCGTCTAATCCAAAAGGGGTATGATATGGGTTGGGAGCATGGATATGAAGCAGGTATGATTGAACAAAAAAACCAGATTGTAGATAAGGTTGATAAGTTTATCAAAGATGTTGATTGGCTTAAAGAAGACCCTTATACTCGTAAAGATATTGTTGAAGCAATTAAGAAGCATGAACCAGAGAAGGAGTTAGTTGGATGGGCAGATTAGCAGAAATAGATGCAGACTTGCATGAGTTACCTGACTATGAGAAAGGTATTCAATTTGAGCGTGAACGCATAATTAATGAACTAAAAAGAACAACTACCAGATTTGAGATTCCATTACAGGCAGGGGAACTTAAAGAACTCTGGGAAAACTTCCTAAGAGATAACATCATCAAGATTATCAACTTGGAAGTAGAAAATTCGGGGAATAAAGAATAACCTTCATAATACCTAGTATAAATTAAACCTAATAGAAAGAATAACCTATGAAGAAACACATACACACATTCAAGTATAAGAAACTAACGCCAGGAACAAGAAAGCATAAGCCTTTTGTCCTGAAAGTCTGGCTATGGGGGATAGCGTTCTCCTATCAAACAAAGAAATCAATAGGTGGATTTGCTTTATCAAAGAATGCAGGGATACCTACTGTTGATATAAAGTCAGATGCATTTAGACGTAAATATCCGAGGGCATAAGAAAAGAATGCAAATATTAACCCTAGTAAGAACACAGTATGGAAGAACACTATATTGTGATATGTGTGATACAGAGTTCTTTGAAGACTTTGTTTTAGACCATACAGAATCCTTTATGGAAGCACACAGACATATCCACAAAAGGAGTAGATTGGATACCCCCGATATTCCTGATGACGAAGATAAGACAAACACTATTGAAATAAATAGAGATATAGAGTATAGGACAGAACAGTTATCCACAGGATTACCTGTCAAAATACCCTTGATTTCACCATCAAAAGTAACAATTTATCCACAGAAATAACATAGTTATACACAAGTTATCCACAGGGTTATCCACAGATAAATCTTACTGAATATATTTGATATGATAGTGGAGCAAAGTGGAGAATATTTATATGGGTAATAGAGCAAATCATTAATAATCCTCGTAATCATTTTGCCAAATACCCATATCTAAACATCAAATAGCCCCTATCATAAATATGCCAATTTGTCAAGGTTTTTTATCAAATTGTTATAAAAATATATCAAATATTAAATAAATAAACATTATATGTATAAAAATGTGGATAAATTATATAGGTTCGTAATACCTGTATATGCCTATGTGTTTATACTTATACTAGGGGGAATCAAGACACTTCGTAATACCCTGGCTCTGCCAGCCCCTTCGGGGGTATCGTAAAGAATAAGCAATATTACCTATAGTACAAATACCTCTTGACAAATAGCCTGATATGTGATATAGGGGATTTTTTTATATGTTCGTAATGTCAAATAGATTTGTTTGATATATATGGATTTTGGGGAAAAATATTATACCATCGTAATCCCGATTTGTCAATAGGAGTTTTATTACAATTTGGTAACTTTGGTCGGCACAAGATAGCCCCTTTGTCAAGGGCAATCCTGCATTAGTTTTCTTTTGAAAGCAATTCGTCTAGGTCATCAAAGCCAGTGTCTTCTAAATCTAAACCATTTAGCAATAGGTCAAATGCTTCGTCAATTAGTGGAACAATCTTATCGTTCTTATCAATCATACCACTATCTAAGGCATACGCTAATGGCAAGCCTAAGTCATTGTATTCAATAAAGTCTTGGAAGTTTTGGTCATTGCGATACTCCATCCAAAGTGTAGATAGAATAAATGCTTTGTTCTCAAATGTTGTTGCCATTGCGATTTTCCTTTTCTGCTGTTGCTGTTTCATAAATAACTTGTAATCTATTATACATCAAATCACTTGTAAAAGCAAGATGATAACCCACATCTTCTAGATTTAGTCGTAGGTCTGCTAATATGTTTGTTAGTTTGATTACTGCTTTTTCTTCGTTGGTTATTACTTTTCTTCTCATATTACTCCAATATTCTATTATACCAAAAATATAGGGGAAGCACAAGTAGCAATTACCTATGCTTCCCCACGGTAGTCAGACACAGAAACCCCTAACTGCTCTGACTGTTGACAGGGAGTGTTCTCAACCCATCAAGTTTATTAATACTATCAATGTGATACAAATCATCTACGTCATGGATAGGGATGGTAGTAGGGTCTCCTAGTGAGTCAATGAATCCCTGGATACCCTGACTGATATCTAATGTATACAGTTCGTCCGCAAAGTCAAACCAGTCAGTGCCATATTCAATCTCACTGCGATGCTCACGAATCTTTGCAGTCTCTTCACTATTAGTCTTATAAAGGATTCCTGTATAGACTTTTCGAACACCACCATACACGTCATCAATATCATCTGCAATATATATAGCAGGATTAATAGTGATTGTATCTTCTACTACTACTTCATCATTTACAACGTCTTCTTTATACCAAACGTTCAGGTCCCATAAAATCATACTATTCTTTGCTCCAATTCTTCTAGTGTAGGTCCTTTGAAAGCATCAGTATACCGCATTTGCTGTGAAATGTCAAGCACATAGTTGATTGCATTCTCCCAGCCTTCTTGGTATCCTGCATCATAATCAGGGTTGTTGTTATACTTATTAATCTTATCTTCCATTAGTAGTTCCAATCTGTATAGGTTCCATCGCCACCACATTGGTCGCAATTCTCATTTGCTTCATCTGTTTCTTCATTATAGCAGGAGCATGTGACAAACTCACAAATGGTAATACAGATGTCATCGTCTTCCTGCCATGGTATTTCAGTAATGTAGTATTGAATACGATTTACATAGTGATAGCCACTAACAAGATAGACACCGTTATCGCCATCCATTTCAGTCCAGATAGTATTAGGGTCTTGTGAGCATACAAAGGCAAGTTCATCACCATATGTCTCAAAAGAGCAACACTCACCAGTTATATGATTAGGGATAGGTTTATATTTGACTTCCCACTCTTCATAGGTCATTTCACTCATTAGAACTCAATCTCACAGTCATCAAAGTCAGTACGCCAAGACTTGTTACCATCCCACACAGCAAATTCACCTGCGTAGTCTTCTGCTTTACTTTGGATTTCATCTTCATCGTTAGGGTCTTCTACTTCAATATCAACTTCGGTAGAATACCAGAAACGGATTTTTGCTGTTACTTTTTCCATAGGGTTTACTCTCTCTCTTAGAAATGGAAATCTACTGGTACTAAACAGTATAGCACCAAAGGGTCTGGATTGTCAATAGTCTCTAGCAAGTTTTTTCTTAGATACGATGTTTGGGGGGTATCGTTGATTGAATCAAAGAACTTACTATCATAAGACCAATAGCCTTTTAGTATTCTCAATGCCTGATACAAACTATATACATTGGCTTCATAGATGTCTTTGTTATTTACTTCTTCACCTGCACCATACTTGGTCATTAGTGTATGAATAGTAGGATAATCAAACTCAGCAAGGTATTCATTGAAGATTGACCTTTGTGATAAATCTACCATATCTAATGCTTCTAAAAACTCACAAGCATTCTCATCAGTATATACTAGAACAGGAACTTCATCCCACCTACCACCAACCATAGACCAATCAGACCAGCCACCAACAAAGCCATTCTCATCAGACCATTCATTTAGCCAGTCACCTACTTGGGCTTTAGCAATTGCTCTTACTTCATCTAAATCAGTAGGCTCATCTAGTTCTACTAGTGTCGCTACATATTGCATTGTATGCATAGGGTTTGCTCTTTCTCTCGTTATATATCTATGATACAGCAAATGCAGCGAACATACAAGCATTTCGGGGAAAATGTTACCATTTCGTAATCAACCAGGCTGACTATTAGTTTACATAATGTTTTGGGAAAATTGTTATGATATCGTAATGATGTTTGATGTTTAGTTATATTATTATGTAAAGTTGGTCGGCACAAAACCAGGGCAGTCAGATTGCTCCAACCACCCTGGTCCCCATTATCCCTATATGTCAGCCAAAACTTCTTTACCAATTCTAACAAACTCATCCAGTTCATCTGACCTTGTTAGTCTCATCTCTATTAGTTTCAATACTTCTAGAGTAGGCATTTGATTTATACCCTTGACTTTCTTGAAGCCATCAATCATAGACAGGACGATTTCTTTATCAGTCATCTCAGACATTATGGAACTCCACACTAATCATCTCAGTTAGGTCATTATACTTGACAGAATTATAAATGATTTCTGCTAATTCGTTGATTGCTGAACGCTCCAACTCTTCGTCAGTTCGCTTCAACTCTTCGTAGTCTTCTTCGGTTCCGTCTTCGGTATCAAAGTCTTCTACTTCGCTGATGAAGATGTTATCTTTATTGACATCAATCAGGTATGTAATTGTTGCTGAAACCATTCTCTTAGTTTCGTAGTGTTCGTCAGTTAGTTCAAGCATTCTTTTTCTCCCAGTATTCGTCCTGAGCAATCATACTATCCAAATCGCTAATGCGACCTTCAATACACGCAATCGCATACTTGCTCAATGACTTTGTGTGTAGTTCGTTTTCTAGTATTGCTAGTTCTTCTTTGTGTTCTTCAAGCATAGTTTTATTCACATCTACTTCTTTCTCTTCTAAATAGGCTTTGGCTTTTGTTGCTTCCCATTCATCGTGGGTAGGGCAGTAATCTTGATTACCTTCGCAGATTTCACAAAACGAGTGGCAGTCAAAACTACCTTCGTGTTTTGGACACTCTACTTTGTCGCATTCACAATCACTCATTATCTTCTTCTACTTCTTCTTCATCTTCGCATTCACATTCGTCTTCTGGATTGTCGCAATCTTCGCAATGTGGCAATTCTTCTACTCTAATGTCTTCAACGCTGTCGTATTCAAGAGTAGCGTTATCACCATAGTAGGAAGACCAAGCCAACTGCTCTGCTTCTGCTTCGCTATTTGCTTCAATCTCTCCACAGTAATTTACTTGGATTTCTACATAGTATTTTCTCATAGGGTTTTCTCTTTCTGTTAGGTTCTTATTATAGGGGATACCACTGACATTAGAACATCTGTGATGCTTGCTCTAACATCTCGTCTTCTAGGATTACAAAGTTATACTTAGTAAGGCTATCAGTCTTCTCGTTGTAGATACCCCTAATCATCTTTAGGAATGATTGGAATTCGGGACCACTGGTGTCGTGCCAGCCTCGTTCAGCAGAGTTCCATAGTTGCTTTTCTAGGCTTTCTAGCCCCCACACGATAAACTGTAATCTTTGATAGGATTGTAAGTCATCTGCGTCAGGGTAGATGTAAGGTGCGTTGTCTTCGTCATAAACAGGGGTAAGGATAATAGTTTCGTTTTCATTCATAAGTCAATTATACAGATGACCACTGACAAATGCAATAGTTTTAGGGAAATCTTAACCATTTCGTAATCAACATAAATGATTAACTAGTTAGAAATTGCCGACCCAAATTTCGCACTTTGTCAAGTGAGAAATTGGTAAGCAGTTTTTAGACTTGCTCAGGTCTGCGAGATTATACGCTTGCCAAAACCAAGTTCATCAAACGATTTTTCTCTGCGTTGATTACAGGGTCAAAACCAGAAGCACTTGCGTAAATGCTTTCGTTGTTTGAACCACGAGAGTTGCGATACCAATCTAGGCGTTCTGTCAATGCGTTCAAAGCACCCCAAGCAGTTCCTGAAATTGTGTTGTTGTAATCGCCAACATAGATAGATTGAATAAGGTCAATCTTATCTGACCACTTCTTCATAGAACCCTTGCTGTCCTTAGTTGGCATTGGATACGCTTTTAGAACAATCTCATCAAACTTAGCCTGTGTGATTTCCTTAGCAATCATTTCCTTAGCAAGTAAATCAAACTCGTCTAAGTAGTGATTAGCAAGACCCAACGCTTCACGAGCAACAGCGATTTTACCTTCTGCTGTTTGTGTGTGTCTAATCTTGAAAGTTTGTTTGATACCCTTTTTACCTTTTAGAGAAGATAGAGCAAGGTTTAGAGTGTTAGCACAAACTACACGAACAGGAGTAATAGACGCTTGGATAGCGATACTTCCATCGTGGCTTGTGTTTAGTAGCAGGTATGACTTGACAACATCAGACACGCCATTAGGGTCAAGGACAGTTTCACGCTCTAATGCGATAGAACCGAAAACTTGTCTGCCACCCTTGATTGAACCAGCAGTTTCCCAACGCCCACCACCATCTAGCAAGTTATCGCCAAATGAAAACAAGTCTTCATTTTGTAGTGGAACATAACGCTCACCAACGACACCAAGAATGTCTGTTTGTTCTGCGTTGAATGGATTTGTGCGAGATACGAATGAGTAGTTTCTGTCGCTAGTAAAACCAGCAGGGACAACCACATCTTCAAGACGAACATTCCAATTGTCTAGTTTTGCTAATTCCAACATCTTAGCAGTTGATACTTCTTCCTGAAACACAGTTCCAAGATTGTGCCAAGCAGGTTGGCGTAGGGAAGCAAAAGACGCTTCGCCTGTTGCTTCGTTGATTTCTAATTCGTGAGCCATAAATGGACACCTTTCGTGATAAATGGATTTATTTGATACTCAATTATCCCATTATTTCGGGGATTTGTCAAGTGTTTCGTAAAACAATTTTACTAGTGTTACCAAAACGTTATGGGGGTCGGCACAAAAAATCCCCCTGCTAATTTTACCTATCTAATTAGGATAGTCAATCTTCACAGGGGGAAGTGTGTGAGTAGGTGGATTGTCTATTACCACCAAGGAGTAGTCTGGGAGTCTCTTATAGTACCGCCATCATCCTACCAACGCTTTCAACCGCTAAGTTGGGGTCGCTAAACCCACGCTGTGCCTTTCTCGTTCCTCCTAGACAAAGAACTTCGTTCAGCCATACTCCAAGCAAATCGTCATTCGCTTGTTTGTTCTCTATTTGGGAATTGAACCCAAACTAAACAACCTTGTTAGAGATAAGCAGTTTAGACACTTGCTTAGGTGTTTAGGCGTAAGCCTATGGTTTATAGCAACTCCATTACAGAGTTGTATGTGGAAGCACTTACTTCTTCCTGATTTGTTAGTTTTAGAACAGCCAGAGTTTTCTCTAAAACAGACAACTTAGTTGTGTGGTCTCTGCCAATCCACTCTTTACGATTTGGGTCTTCTGGTTGCTCTGGCATTTCTGGCAACTCAAACAAGTCCTTATCCAAAGTGATTTGGACATCATTGCGATAAGATGTGCTAACATCTAGGCTATCGTTATCAAACAAGACTTCTGGGTTAGAAGCAATCTTGGATAGGGCAAGGTTTAGGACAGACTTCTTGTATGCCTTTACATCTTCCTTGTATTGAGCCTTTGCTCTTGGATAATCTGCGATAGCAGTTTGGATTGTTGCGATTTTGTCTTCCAACAAAGCGATTAGACTTGATGTTGGAACTTTTACTGATAAGGCTCTTGCCATTATTTTCTACTTTCTATTAGGGTTATTTGTATAATACAATTATACAGGTTGATAAGGGATTTGTCAATAGGGTTGAGCAGTTTTTTTGCCAGACTTGCTCAGGTCTGCCCTATTTCTAGGACTTACTTAGCAGTTGTCCAGCGTGGCTGTCCAGCAACATCAAGTTTGATACGGAATGAACCATTTGCGTTCTTGATTACTTCCTGAACTGTGCCAACAACGCCAGACTTCTGGGTTGCGAACTGTGAGCCAACAGATGGAATGGTAAATGTGTTTGCCATTTTTGCTTCTTTCTACTTGTAGTTTTTCTCAACTTTTGTTGATACTACAAGTATAAGGGAAAATGGGGGAAAAGTCAAGGGTTTCGTAAAAGATTTCGTAAAGCGTTATCATTCTGTTATTTTTGGCTGCCGACCCCGAAGGGTAGTGCTATTCGTTCTGCTCAATAAAAGTTTTAGCAACCAACCAAGCCCTATACATAAGTTCTTCATTTTGACCTGTCCAGTCCCAGTGAAGCAATCTACCTATGGTATGACTATTTCTTTCTTCTAAGTCTGCTAATACTATTTCGTATGCTTGTGCTAGTTCCATTAGTTCTCCACTTCTGCTAGTGTTTCGCTGTCCCAAGTTTCATCACCCTTTTTGAAAAAGCGTTCCATTTCAGGCAACCAATCTAAGTCCATTTCTTCTTCTGCTTCTGCCAATAGTTTCTTAGCGTGGTCTAGGTTGTCTGCTTCAAAGGTGATAGCCCATTTGCTTTCTTCCCAAAAGTTGAATGCGTATTTAGGCATTAGTATCCTGCTTTCTCTAAAATAGCCAATAAGGCTTCTGCTTGCTCATCTGTTAGTTTTTCGATTGCTTCTTCGTTGATAACATTGTCAAAGTTTATCATTTGTTTCCTTTCGTTAGTTCTATTATAAACCCTACCACTGACATTAGATAAAGTCACTATCCCTTAGACCTGTTTCCTGACCATAGATTGAATACCCCTTGGAAGAGTCAAGACCCCAAGGCTCATCTCTTATGTCCATTAGGTAAGAGTCTGTCTTACAAACATCACACTCTACGATGTCAACATCATCAAATAGTTTTTCACACCAGTTGCATTGAACCTGAACTATCATTAGTTATCCTCTTCTAACTCTTTTGCGTATTCCCTGAACTTTTCCCAAACATCTTCATGTCCATACATTTGCTCTACTTCTTCAAGCAGGTCATAGAACATGTTTCGCCAATAGTTTACTTCTGCCATTATCTCTCACTCTCTAACCACTCTTCACAAACGGAACAAGCCCACTCTAAGTTATCTGCTTGGGTAAAGTCGTGGTCATTTTCTTCAAACCACTTAGCAAAACTAGGTCTTAGCCAGTCAGCACAAGTGTCAAGGTATCCGTAAAAGTGTTCGTCAAAACTCTCGTTATCTACAACAACAAGGTATTCTGCTTCACCATAGTTTCCATCAGGGGCTACATACAACATAGGGTTTTCTCTCTTTCTTTGATAGTTCTATTATACAGCCTACCCCTGACATTTACAAGGGCTATCGTAAATAAGTTATGGATTTGTTATTTTTGGTCGGCACAAAAAATGAGCAGTTTATACACTTACTCAGGTGTTAGGCGGAAAAGAAAGGTTAGAACCGCCTAATTCTCTTCACTAGAAATTATACCTGTGAAAGTATAATCATTTAGATTTTCGTGGCTTAGGGTAAAGTCCAAGTCATCAGCATCAAACTCTTCGTCAATAGGCATAATGACTTCTACCTGAAACTCTGCCTGAACCACAAATGTTTTTAGTTGTGTTAGTGAAACATCAAGTTCGTTAGCAACATAGAAAATGGTTTCTCTGTCGTAGCCATTCTCAATAGCGTTCATTAGAGTTTCGTTTAGGTAAGTTTCGTGGTCTTGCCTTGCTCTAACTTCCCTTGCGTATCTGCTATCAAGCAATTCGTAGTCTGCTTGTAGTTTTGCTAGTTGTGCTAGTAGTTCTTCTATCTTGCCATTTAGGGCAGTAAGAACAGGGTGCTTGCTTTCGTTGTTTTCCATTTATTTATTCCTTATCTTTTGTTGTATTTCTATTATAAACCTAACCACTGACATTAGGGGTTGGTTTCGTTTCCTTTATCTACTCCACAGGCGGAGCAGTAAAGCGGTGAGCCAATCCATTCGTGATTACTCTCACACTCTAAGACTATTTGTTCCATTAGTCTTCGTCTTCTTCATCATCGTCTTGGCAGGTATCTCCACAATGAGAAAAGCATAAGTCGCATTCGTCTTCTTCTTGCTCTGCCCCTTGTGGAATAAGTGTGTCAAAACCATCATTCTCGTCTTCGTTCTCACCTACGCTATGAACACCCTGAATAAACTTCAAGGCACAACTTTCGGCATACCACTTTTTTAGAGTGTCAAACATTTCTGCTGGTTTCATTTCACTTCTAGTTCTAATCTCGTCATACTGATACTCACGCATAAGTTCTACTTGCTTATCATCCATAAGAACATAGATTTTGTGGCAGGTATCAAAAGCGATACCCTGAGCAAACTGAACTGCCATTTCTACATCATCCCAATAATCTTCCATTGGTTTCCTTTCTTTGTTGTAGTTCTATTATAAGGGCTACCCCTGACATTTAGGGGACATTTAGGGTGTTTCGTAAATGATTTATCGTTTTGTTACATTTGCGGTCGGCAGCCTGGCACCCTCTTTCGAGGGTAGCAGGACTACTGATTTAGTAAGAATAGCAGTATTGCTAAACTTCCTATTGTGATTATCGTTATTGTTGTATTCATACTCTATTGTCTCACATTACTCTCTACAAGTCAATAGGCTCTTCGTCATTGTGAGTAAAGTATTCGTTAGAGCAATCAACACACATACCAAGTTCTTCTGCGTGAGTATCAACAGAGATGGCGTTATCGCAATTGTCGCAAGTAGTCATCTTGATAAAGTCAATCTCAAAGTTTGCTCCCATAGGTTCATCGTGAGATGAACGCCTAGCAGTTAGTTTCTTGTTTGGAATGTCTAGTGTCCAAGTGATACGGAAATCTCCGTCAAGGGCTAACGCTCCGTGTAGTTCTAGAATGTCTGTATCCTTGTATCCACTTCTACCCTGCCAACCAATCTTAGTTCCAGAGATACGGATAAGGTCATCTTCGTCAATGTCATTCAGCAACTGCCATTCGCCAATCACCATCATCACATCTTCCTTCTGCCAGTAGTAGCAATCGCCTTCGCAATACTCCATAGCAACAAAGTCATCTAGTTCTTCGTCAAAATAACTACACTGACAATCTGTTGATACTGTCGCAATCATTACATCTAAGTTTTGTTCCATTAGTTTTCCTTTTCTTTTGATAATACTATTTTACTTGATACCACTGACATTATGGTCTTGCTTATGGTGCAGACAAGTAGTGCATACCAGCGTCCAATCAATTCCATCTCGCTCGTCTGGAGCAAGGGTATCTGGAGCAAAATCATTACACGGATAAGTAAGATACTTAGCCTTTATGTATTTCACCATCTGGTTATAGTGAGTCTGGAGCATAGCCATAAACTCTTTATCGCAGAATAGTTCTGTCCAATCGTCACCCATACCTGCTTGTAGTCCAAGGTTGGCAACGTGTCTATCCATTACAACTGGTCTCATTTTTTTCCTTTTCTTTTGATAGTTCTATTTTACCTGATACCACTGACATCTTGCCATTCACCGCAACCCTCGCAGACTGCATCTCCAATAAGGGTATTCCAAATTAGAGGTTGGTGAGAACAAAATAAACACTTATGGTAGGTGTATCCCAATAACTCCATGTCTTTTTCGGACAAGGCTCCCCAATAAATTTTATGAGTTTTATTTATACAATCTAAACATTCCATTAGTTTCCCTTTTCTTTTGATAGTTCTATTTTACAGGCAACCACTGACATTACTCACTTGTCAGGGTAGCAAGGGATACATCTTTAGGTCCATCTTCGGTATAGATTACATACCAATCTCCAGAGCCAAACATAGACTCTCGCAATACCTTCATCTCAATTAGTTTTTCTACTGATACATTCATGGGGTTTCCTCTTTCTTTCGTAAGTCTATTATACATACGACCACTGACATTGTGCCGACCCCGAAGGGTACCTAGTTACAGGTAATCAAAAACATCTCCATCAAATCTATCAGTTTCAAGATTATCCATTAGTTCAAAAACATCTATTTCACCATTGTGATACTGCTCAAACATTTCCTTGAAGTATTCTTTGTCTTCGTTTTCCATTTACTCTCCTTTGTTTGATAAGATAATTATACTACTGACCACTGACATTGGCTAAAACTAGGGCTTGCTGTATTGCATCAATGATGTTGCCTGTAATTCCATACTCATTATCTAGGTCATCTTTTTTAGCAACAATAAACCATGGGTTCATGTGCCAATAGAGTTCTTCGTTAGCCTCTGCTTCACCAACTTTGTCATCTGTATCTAAACCAACTTTGATAAAGTCCGTGTTTGTGTATAGTCTTTCGCCATTGTAGTCAACTCTCATTTCTCCACAATGAAATACTGACCACTCACCATCTTCACTACACCATACCTCGCCATTGTCATAGAAGACATCTAGGGTTTGATTAGGGTCAATGTTGTATTTTTCAATAATAGTTTTCTTATCCATTTAGGACACTCTCCATAACATAGTCATCTAAACCAAAACGCTTGATTAGGTCTAGTGCTGGAACTCCGTCTTCACCTGTTATTTCTGGCAGGGTATTCAGGATAATAGGCTGGTCAGGATTATCTCCATTTACAAAGTCAAGAGTAAAAACTATTTCCTCTGCTAACTCTCTTAGGTCTATACCTACAAACCTAGTGTGGAAACCTCTACCTCTTAGGATTTGATAGATTTGTTCTTCTAGTGGCAGGTCTGTTATGTCCATTAGATTTACTTTATTTGATTTAGCCATTAGTTATACTCCTTGATAGCCTTGATGATGTTAGCCTTGCGAGAACCCTTACGCTTGGCAGGGGTAGCGACTAGGTGCTTGTTTAGTAACAGACTTCTAAAAAGTTCTGCTGAGTGTGCGTTGCGAGTTGCCTGAGCAACTTTATTTAGTGGTGGCTTTCTTTTCTTCATAGTCCTATTATACACAATACCACTGACATCGTGGAGATTTTGGGTGTGTTTCTTAATTATCGTAACCTAGATGTAACCTTGGGCTGCCGACCCAAATCGCCACCCCGAAGGGTAGCGATTGAGAAAACTAAAAAGGTTTTAGTGTGTCTATCTCTCTAGCCAACTTAGCGATAACATCTTTTTGGTTATCTATAATTTTAGAATAATTAGCAAGCAAATAACTCTGCCAGAATAAATAACCAACTAGAATAACTCCAAGTATTGCGAATACAATTTCCATTTAGAAATCCTCTCCTAAGCAAGCGTCAATAAACTTAGAACGCATAAATCTCTCGTTGTCATCTGCGAACATTTGAGCAAAGTCATTTACCATTGCTTCAAAACTGTCAGCAGTTTCGGGGGTAGAGTAAAAATCTCTGCGATAGTCTGCCAAAATCTCAGCAGTGCTAACATAGTCCTTGCGTGTCATCATTAGTTATCTTCCTTTACATTTCTAGTTAGTAGAACAGTGATTAGTTCTTGGATTTCAGCAGTATTTAGTTCTAGTCCAAGTTCAACAGAGTTGCTAGTTCCGTGTCCAGCGTGGTTGCGAACTAGGATAGTTAGGTTGAACAGGTTGTTAGTGCCAAATGTGAAGCCACCAAAGGTGTATCTCTTTTTTTCATTTTCCATTTTATTTTCCATTTCTTGTTGATGTTATTATTTTACCAGCGACCACTGACATTAGACTAGGTATTCTGCCCAGTCTTCTAGGTCTTCGCCTAAGTAGTTTAGTGTTTCTTCGTTTAGTGGCATTATGCCCTTGTATTCATTACAAGACCAGCAACCAATAGCGTCTTCCCCATAGACTTCTAGACAAAATACGCAAATAGTTTTCATTAGTTTTTCCTTTCTTGATACTTCTATTATAAGCGATACCACTGACATTTGGCAATAGGAAATGGGGAAAATCTTTTTTTATCTTAAATGTTTTTCGGGCGTGTCGTGGTCGGCACCCCGAAGGGTGCTGAGTTAGCAATCTCCGAAGAGTTCGCTCTCAACAGTTGACCAGTCATCCTCATACTCATTGAGGTCTTGGTCTCCCTCATAGTTGTCTGGCTCATAGTCATCACTGTATAGTAGCATAGTTGCCTTTCTTAGTTAGTAGTTTGATTATAGTGCATACCCCTGACATTGCGAGCATACGCTCTGCCATACCACTGTCCGTCATAGATTTTCTCAGCGAAAGTGATAGGCTCACCCTGACTTCTCAGGTGGTAGATAAAGTTTTCAGCCTCATCATCTTCTTCAAGATAAATAGTATTTCCGTTGATGTAGCCAAAACCTGATGCGTAGTTTATTGCTTCAGGGAATTCGATTAGAGAAACTTCCATCCATCCGTGTGAATCATCAGAAATGAAATTGAATACTGCCATAGTTAGTGCCTTTCTTGGTTGATAGAATAATTATACAGGTAGCCACTGACATTTACTTAGCGTACATTTCCCAGTGTGTTTCGCATACCCAAGGTAAGTCATTTCCAATTTGGACATAGCCAATCCATTCATTAGAACAGAAATCGCAGGTGGTCTTTTCTTCCATAGTTAGCCTTTCTTAGATAAAATAATTATACAGGGGACTACTGACATCAGCACTTAATACACGACACGCCAGGGGCGGTCGGCACAAAAAAGGTGGCATGTCAAGAAGACACACCACCAATTTTATTTATTGATTTACTAAATATATAAACACTAAAACTGTTAAAATTATTCCCAGAGCAATCATTCTTCATTTTCCTGCTCTTGCAAAAAGTCTGCATACTCTTGAACAGAAATTTGATACATGATTGGGTCGCAGTTTGCTAAAATTTGTGATGGATAAAAATCTGTGTATCCAATTCTGTATGGTGGATAAGTTTCATCCAGCATTTCATCATGCATCTGCTCTAATTCTTCTTGAGTAAATTTTTCATAGATGTCCATTAGTTTTTTTCCTGTTCTTTATTTTCAGCGATTAGTTTTTCAAAAAAATTGAAGTGGTCAATTAGTTTATCAAGAATTATTATTTCTTCTTCACTCATTATTATCTTCTTTCTTGTGTGTTTGCAATGCACCTAGCGTATAGGCTTGGTCAAAGATTTGTCTAAAATTGACAACCTGATAAATATCAGTGTTGGCTTCATCAGCATAAGCCTTTACCTTGTTCCAGTAAGTCCAGAAATCTTGCTCACGCTGTTCATAGAACTTGTCCATATTATCCATTTTATTTTTCCATTTCTTTTAGGTATTTCAATTATACAACTGACCACTGACATCAGTAGCGGACACAAACGTGTCCATTTACCAATTCAGCAAATTCTTTATCAGTAGAGAATTCAATTTCAACTCCACACTCTGCACATTCAGCAACATCAAAAATAATGCTGTTAGTCTCTTCAAATAGTTCTGCCATTTTAGCCATTAGTTTTACCTTTCTTAGTTAGTTCAATTATACAGGGCACCACTGACATTTAGCCTAGCGGACACGCTTGGCTTCTGGGTGTTCTGCTAGAAATGGGAGCAAGTCGTAGAAATGAATAGCAGATACAACTGTTGAGCCATTTATGGTGTATTCAAATAGGGTGTATCTCTTGCTAGGGTTCTTGTGTAGTTTGGTTGGTAAGTTCATTAGTTAGCCTTTCTTGTTATGTTTCTATTATAGGGGATACCACTGACATTTAGGGGATTTAGGGGGTGTTTCTTAACTCTCGTAACCAAATCGTTATAAGTTATCCACAGGGGTCGGCAAAAATCTTGGGGTATGTCAAGCGACACACCCACAAGATTATTTTTTTATTTCTTGCGTGATTTGATTATGAACATCAACGCCAAGATTAGAGAACCAACTACAAACTGAACACCAACTAACGCCCATTGACCAGAGAATACTTTATAACTCTCTTGGTCATTGATTAGTGAAGTGTATCTATAAGCGTCAGCGATTACAAAACTGAATACACCTAAGATTAGTGTTGAGATTACTAGAGCAACTTTTACCATTATTTATTTTCCTGTTCATTAGTTTTGATTTGAGAAATAAAGTCTTCTCTCATTGACTTTTGGATTTCTGCTAATGCGAGTTTCCAGTCTTCCATTTATTTATTCTCCATCTTATTTACCATTTCTATCAACTTTTTACGCTGAGTTTCATTTAGCAAACTCCAACACATACCAGACAGGTAAGGGTATGGAGCATCAGCAGAAACTGAGTTCTTAGTTTTTAGGGCTTCTACTACTTGGTAGATGTTTGAGTTCTTGTCTAACATTTATTTTCCATTTCTTTTGATTAGTTCTATTTTACAGGATACCACTGACATTAGGCGTTAAACACGCCAGAGCGTTAGCCTTGTCTTCTAACTTCTGCTAACCAAGCAAGGTATTCCTGCTCTGCTACTAACTGCTCTGGTGTCATTTCTTTTTCACTCATTTATTATTTCCTTTTCTTTATACCTTTATTATACACCTGACCACTGACATTTGATTATTTAGACACGCTTTATTTCTGGAAAATTTTTTGGCGTGTCGTATTGACATTTGGAAATTTTTGCGGTCGGCACCCCGAAGGGCTTTTGTCAAGTGCGACACACCTACCAGCGATAAGTGTGTATGTGTTCAGCAACCAACTTCTCAAACTCAGTTTCAGTTGCGAATAGGATTTCAGTTCCACACTTAGCACACTCAGCAATCTCCAACTCTGGATAGTTAGTTGCCTCGAATAGTTCAGCCATTTTTGCCATTAGTTTTTACCTTTCTTGATTAGTTTTATTTTAGCAGATACCACTGACACAGACTAGTAAGGTCTGGTCGCAGTTTTGCAATCGTGGTTATCTAGTAGAGTTTTGAACTCTTGCTCGCTGCTTGAAAACAGTGAATCACAGCATTTGGAGCAACTTGCTTCAATGAGAATGATTTCCATTGGCTTCCTTTCGTTATAGTTATACACTACCACCTACCACTGACATTTAGGGAAAAGAATCCCCCAACGTAAATCGAACATTTGTTCGGGGTCGGCACCCTTTCGGGTGTTTTGTCAAGTCTAGTCTTCGTCATCACCCCAGTCTAGGGTGTCCTCACAATCTGAGCAGACCTGCCCCCAGATTTGAACAGAGGGAGTGTTGCAGTAGCAGCAGTTTTCCATAGTGGAACCTTTCGTTAGGGTAGAGCGATAGTTGTTTCGATTAGGTGGTCAGGGTATCCAGCAAGGCAAGCCTCACATGAACGGAACACATTGCCATTAGAAATAACAACAAGGTGAGCAGGGGTAGCGACTGAGCAAAGGAAACAAGTTGATTTATTCATAGTTATAACCTATACCATACCACTGACATTTAGGGAAACGACACGCTCCACTTAATTCGAACATTTGTTCGGGCGGTCGGCAAAAAATTTTTGCGTTAGCAATTTTATTTTTACTAACACAATTATTTTTTTTGCTAATTTATTTTTAGCGTTGCTTTACTCTATAAGAGTGAGCAAGCAACACACGAGAACGCAACACGCACTCCATTTTTAGAAACGCTAAGAAATAAGTTTCGCCATCACTGACACGCATTTCGTTAGAATAACTTTTCACGCCTAACTCATTTAGTTCAGCAAGTAAGTTTTTTACTTTTACAAACTCACTCGTAGCAAAACTATCTAGTTCAGCAGAGTATTTCCACTCACTATTTTTTTGAGATAGCATTGTATCATTTTCATAGTCATAGTTTAGATAAACATTGCTAAGGTTGATTAGTTTGTTATGGATAGCGATAGACTTTTCACCATTAGGCAGTTCTGCGATAGTCGCATAAAACTTGCGATAGTCGCTAAGTGATAGAAGGATTTGGGTTTCTTTCCAAGTTTTTATTTTCATTTATTTCTCATTTCTTTTTTGTAGATTATTATTTATTTAGTTTTGTTTTTGTTTAGTTATTTATTTGCTGATTAGTTTATTTGCTATTTCTAGGCTCACCTAATCAGGCTCACTAACTAAACTAAGTTTTATTTATTTAGTTTTGCGAACATTGCCATAAGTTCATCAAACTCGCTTGCTGTCATTACATCACTTTCTGCGATACGCATTAGTTCTTTGTATCTTGCTTTGATTTCGTAGTTAGTCATTTGACTTGCCTTTCTTTTATCTATTATTACTCTATACCCTACCACTGACATTTAGACCCTTTGACACGCCCATTATGTTCAGTTTTGCGAATATTTACTTATTCGTTATCATTTTGTTATCTTTGGCTAGTAGATACTTGATTAGGTTTTTCTCAGCGTTAGTTAGGGGTATTCCTGCTCTCGCATACTTGGCTAACATCTGGGTTAGTTCTGTCTTTTTGTCTTTCATTTTTGTCCTTTCTTTGACTTTATTAGACTATACCTAACCACTGACATTTGACCCTATTTGACACGCCAAAATAAGCGTGTTTGCGAACATTTTGCAAATAACTTAAAAGATTAACTAAATGAACAACTATCCACAGAGTTATCCACAGGGGTCGGCACAAAAGTTGGGGCATGTCAATAGCGACACGCCCACAACCTTAGCAATTACATTTATTTATCTTTAGTTTATTATCTAGTAGCGATACGCTTGCGATAGTAGAGCAACGCTTACAAGCAAAAGCCTGTATCTGTGGCATTACTACTGACTTACCAATACGAGCAACACGAGCAAGGTTAAGAATAAGGCTAACCACACTTACTCCCCCTGTCTTTCTTCTACTCTGCCTACTACTTCAAAAGTAAAGGCTTCATTAGTTAGTTTCATAGTAGAACGGATAACTTCTTCTGCCTTTTCCCAAGAATGAACTTCATAGATAGGGGCAACGCCATTAGAGCCTGTGATGATTATTGAATAGATTTTCATTTAGTATTTCTTTCTTTTAGTTGGTTTATTTGTTTATAGGTTTATTGTAGTGGATACCACTGACATTTACTCTGGCAGGTGGTCTCCCCAGTTTTCTCCAAACTGAGCAAGTCTCTCTACCTCTGCCCAGAACTGCTTACCATTTCCATCAAAGTCATAGCAAGCAAGTTCAGTTGCGATTTCTAGTTCTAGTTCTGTTAGTTCTACTGACATTTATTATTTCCTATTCTTTGTTTGATGTTATAAGTATAAGTGATACCACTGACATTAGGCAGTAGGCAAAGCCATAGGCATAGCAACAGCGTAGCCCTGTAAGTATTCATCAGCGTCAATGAACGCCTGTGCTAGTTCTTGTGTAGCAAATAGACCTAAGTAAGAATCAACACCTTCATAGGGAATCTCAATAGCCCATAGGTGAGCAACTGCTAGTGTCTGGTCTTGTGTTCTGAACATTTCATTTACCTTTCTTTGTATAGTTATACATTACAGGATAGCACTGACATTTACTAGGTGTTTAGTAGGTGTGTCGCATGATGTTATCTATTTGTTATAAAAGAATTTACTAGTGTGTGGTGGTGTGCTCACTAAAAATTTTATAGGTGTGTAGTGGATGCTGTATCATACACACTAGCAAAATATTCAGATTTTTGTCAATATGAAATATAAAAATTTTTTCAGATTTGCACGGTATCTAGAAAGCCTAGTCTCTTTTGACAAAGTATGAACCATAACTATCGTATTTGACATACCAGTATGAACCACATTTGCGACATTTCCAATCTTCTTTGTGATGGAAGTATTGGTCGTATGGTACTTTGCAGTGATGTAGTTTGTCTGGGGTATCTCTAAATTTGAATTGGTGATGTAAATAGGCAAATATACCTAGAAATAACAATATAGATAACATTATGATAACGATTTCCATTATGGTAGCCTAACGTCTGGGGTATTGCGAAGCAATCCATGCTCTATCAGCCAATAATTAACAAGTTTATAAGACACTTTGCTCTGATTGGCTATTTCTTTTGATGTCATCTTGGCTGCTATGCATGCTTCAAGATATTCTTTTGATTCGTAATGCTTGATGTATGGGACTTTTTCTTCCATATCGCTCTCTCTTTCGGTAGATTTCTATTATAGCACAAATCTGGGTATATGTTTATGTGGGTGTAGGGGGCTTATGGCTTCTATGGGGCATTTAAACCCTTATTTGCCCTATCTGGCAACTGTGTTGCATAAAAGGCAATTTGGGTTTGGTGTTTCTATTTCGACCGTTTTAAAAAATCGAAAACACCATGTATAATTATTTTATTATGTCTATATCCGATTGGGCTGGTTTAATACTAACCGCATTATCTATTATCGCTATTACCGTTGGCGGAATCAGATGGTATATTTCAGCGGAAATCAAAGTCCTATCAACCGAACTTAAAAATGACCTTTCAGAACTAAAACCTAATCATGGGTCATCAATGAAAGACCAGGTTAATCGTTTAGAACAAAAATCACATCAACTAGAAGAAAAAATAGATACACTAGTAAATATTTTAATCACTGAAGGTGTCAAGACACAAAAGAAAATCAAATCAGAAAAAACCGAACTTTGATTATTAATATAATATATATAAACTATACTATATATTAATATATAAATATATAATATATATAGCCCTTATCTCTATAGATAAGAGGGTATCATACTTTTTAACATTTGTCAAATAGAAAACACAGAAATCCCTAAAATGGTATAATTACCTTAGAAGCCAGTATCTGAATACTCTCTCTCATACCCACATTCAGGTACTGGTTTCTCTATTTATGGTGTATAATGAGTATATGTCTTGTTCTTCATGCTCATCTGATTCCCCGATTTTAATTGGTGCGGAACCTCAAAATATTAAATGGACTGTAGTCCGTGGTGATGATATTTCCACAACTATTGAATTCTATGAAGATGATGGTGTTACGCTAAAGGATACCACAGGATGGACATATGGTGCAAGTGCCTATGACCCTAAGACAGCAACTAAATATACTTTAACAACATCATCTGGTTCAGGATATGTAGTAATTTCAGCGAACTCTACTATGACCTCTGCGTGGGGAATAGGAAGTTCTAATATCGTAGCAGAATTAGGCTTTGACCTTCAAGTTACAATATCTGGAGAAAAGTGGACTCCAATTATTGGAACTATCGTTGTTCGTTCTGATATTACTGGGAGTTCACTATAATGACAACAATTAAGATTATTCCTGATACCACTCAAAGTGCAGTAATTAAAATAGTTCTGACTGCTGGACAACCAGGACCAACAGGAGCGACAGGTGCTACTGGAGCAACAGGACCAGCCTTAAATCCAACAGCAACTAGATGGTCTCCAACTTTCAGTGCTACTGGTCTTACATTTACTGGTGCCAATGGCACATATCCCACATATAATTCTTACTATGTAAAAGCAGGTCAATTAGTTACTTTTTGGATTGCCATCGATATGACTACTGTCACAAATTTTGGAACTGGTCAATTTAAAGTTTCATTGCCATTTCAGCCAATAGATAGTACTTCAAATCACTTTGCTGGTTGGGTATGGGTAAATCCATCGTTACCACCTGACGACTTAAATGGACATATTCAGATTGTTGCTGACCATCTTCCAGGTTCTCAAACTTTAGATTTTCATTGGCTTATGGCAACTACATCTTCTCCTAAACCAATCATTGAATCTATTTTAAGTCAAGGTGCCCCAGTGACACTAACTACTGCAAGTAAAATGTATGTTAATGGTACATACATCTCAGCCACTTAGTGCTATAATAGATATCTAACAAAGGATTTTAGGGTATGAAAATCGCAGTTTATACAATTGCACTTAATGAAGAAAAACACGTTGAACGTTGGTATAACTCCGTAAAGGACGCTGACTATATCCTTATTGCTGATACTGGTTCAACTGACCGTACCGTGAAAATTGCAAAATCATTTGGCATCAATGTATTCAATATCTCAGTCAAACCTTGGAGATTTGATACAGCCAGAAATGTTGCCCTAGCCCTTCTGCCAGACGATATCGATATGTGCGTATCACTCGATATGGATGAGGTAATCTCTGAAGGATGGAGAGAAGCCCTAGAACAAACAACTGGTAATCAGATTACTTATGTCTTTTATAATGATGAAAATTTTGTAAACAATCGCATTCATGCTAGGCATGGATTTATGTGGAAATATCTGATGCATGAAGGCGTTGTTCCAGACCGAACCGAAATGATAGATGAGTTTTGTCCAGGTATTGAGGTAACACATGTCCCAGATAGAGAAAAACCAAGAACCCAATATTTACAGTTACTTAAAGATGCATTAGCAGAGAATCCAGATGTTGGTAGATACTATAGATATCTTACAAAAGCATTACAGGCAGAAGGTCAATTTGAAGAGGCAGAGAAATATTATCTTCAAGTTTTGAATATTCCTAATTTCCCAAATGAAGATGCTGCTAATGTATACAAAACTCTTTCAGAAATCATACCCGAAAAAACTGGGGAATACCTATTACTCTGTCTTCAAACAGCACCACATAGACGTGAGCCATATTATTATATTGCGAAATGGTATGGAGACCATGAACGATGGGAAGAATGTTTAGACTGGTGTAATCAGGCATTAAAAGTGGAAAAGATAACTGTCGATGTGTTCAAAGATAATGACGCTTGGGGAGACCCTATGGTAGAATTATATAATAAAGCAAAGGAAAAGGCTAAGAAATAATGAAGATTGCAGTATATACAATCGCTCTGAATGAAGAGAAGCATGTTGAAAGATGGTATGAATCTGCTAAAGATGCAGACTACTTGCTGATTGCCGATACTGGCTCAACCGATAAAACTATTAAGATTGCTAAAAAACTTGGAATTAATGTTGTAAAAATTTCAGTAAATCCATTTAGATTTGATGACGCTAGAAACGTTGCATTAGCATCGCTACCAGATGATATTGATTATTGTGTTTCTATGGATATGGACGAAACTCTATCCGAAGGATGGCGTGAACATCTTGAAAAAATGACTGCCGATAGAATTACATATATTTTTAACATAACATTTAGAGATATAGATGAAACTGTACCAGAAAGCCAGATGATTAATAATAGAATTCACAAACGTCATGGTTTTAGATGGAAGTATCTAATGCATGAAGCAATTATCCCAAGTAGAACAAAAAGAATTACTGAAGAATTTTGCAAAGGGCTTGAAGTTTCTCATCACCCTGACCAAGACAAACCTCGTGACCAATACAATCAAATGATTGAAGATGCGTATGAAGAATATAAAATTCCAAGATATGCATCTTATCACGGATTGCAACTATATAGTTTTGAAAGATTTGATGAAGCAAAAAAGGTTTTTAAAGAAATTATTAAACATAAACAAACTAATAAAGCAGAAAAGGCAAGTGCTAAAAGGTACATTTCTTATTGTGTAAAAAGAGGAAAAAACTTTTACTTGCATCTATCACTACTTACCGCAAAAACTAGAGAGACTTATTGCCAACTAGCGTTGAACCACTACCATAAAGAAAATTGGCTAAGGTCTTATTTTTACGCTAAGAAGGCTAAGGGCATTACAATAAAAAATGCAGGAATATTCACAAGCGAAATGTTTTGGGGATATTTACCTCATAATCTCGAATCAGTTGCTAAGTTCAATATGAAATTAAACAAGTTTTCAAAATCATATAATGATAACAAGAGAACTATTCAGATTAACTCTATTATTACCCATAATTTTAAGATATTTGAAGACTAAGGCTGTGCTATAATTAGTTTATGGCTACTGCATTATCATATCCCTCAATTCCTGGTGTAACAGGTGCTCCGTATATTTCGGCACTTACAGATACTGCCAATATCCAGGATACTATCAATTATCTTTACTATGGGTCTACAAAACTTGCAGCAAATAGCGATGGTATTTATGGTATGCTTACAAATCTTCAAAGTCAAATCACCGCTGTTCAGGCTGGAATTAACGTACACGAAAATGCTAAATTTGCTACCACTACAACACTTGCTGCTGTATATGCAGATGGACCATTACCAGTAGATGCTTCTGGTGGTAGAGGTGTTGGTGCAACAATTACTTTTTCTGCAACTGGTGTACAAAAAATTGACTCAACAACAGTAAACCTTGCTCTTAATGACCGTGTTCTTGTTAAAAATGGTGTAACTGCTGATTCTGGAACAGCATCAAAAGCAAATGGTATTTACTATGTTTCAACAGTACCTGCTGTTGGAGTAGCAGGTATTCTTACTCGTACAGAAGATTCAAACAACTCTATTGCTGGAGAAATGGCAGAAGGAGACTTTTTATATGTAACTGACGGAGATACAAATGCTAATGAAGCCTATATGCTTACAACTTCTTCTGCTACAGGAACTGGTCCAGCAGGTTCCATTAAAATTGGAACTGATGCTGTAACATATACACAGTTTATTGGTGTTGGTTCTTATTATATTGGAACAACACAAGTGCAGATTACTTCTCAAACTTCTGGTCAAGCACTTACTGGTATTCTTAGTCTTGGAATGATTGCACCATCAAATGGTGTTTTTACTCTTACTCCTGCTACATCTGCTTCTGCTGTTGCTCTTACCATACCAGCCAGAAATGGAGAAACACTAGCCACTACTGCACTTGCTGGTGGAGGAACAAATGCATCTTTGACAGCATCTGCAGGTGCCATAGCATTTTCTAATTCTACATCTATTGCTCTTACTGCTGTTGGTTCAGCAGGTCAAATTTTACGTTCTGCTGGAACAGGAACACCAGTATGGTCTACCCCAACATTTCCAAATACTGCAACAGTAAATAAACTATTAAGAGCAGATGGAACAAACTGGGTAGAATCAACAGTCACATATCCAGCAAATGCTACTATAAACAATCTAATTTATGCTTCTGCTACAGACACTATTGGTCAGGTAACAGCCCCCACTACAAATGGAACATATGCTTTGACATCAGTAGTTTCAGCATCAGCATCAGTAGCACCAACTTGGGTAGCAGCAACAGGAACTGGTAGCCCAGTATATTCTGCTTCTCCAACACTTACTGGAACATTAGTAATTCCAACAATTTCATCGTCAACAGCCCTTACTGGAGTTGCTTTTGACCTATCAACTTTGACTACATCTACTACTGGTTCTGCAACAGGTTCAATAAATATTCAAAGTGGTAGTCAAAACTCTTCAACAGCAAATGGTGGAAATAACTCTGGTAGCGTAACAATTAATCCTGGAACCGCAGGTAACGGTGGTAGTAGAGGTGCATTAAACCTTGGAACATTAGGTTCTTCTGGAATTACCATAAATATGGGAACAGCAGCCACTACTGTTGGAACAAAAGCAATCAATATTGGCACTGCTGGAACAACAGGTTCAACAACTACAATCACTATCGGTACAACTGCTGGAACAACTCCAACCATTACTTTAAACGGAGCAGTTACTCTTGGAACTACAGGCTTAGTCGGTCCTTCATCTATGGATGCTTTTAATACCGTATCAACCACCTTAAACATTGGTGGTGCAGCAACAGCATTTACTCTTGGTTCTACATCTCTAGGAACCACAACAGTACAGGCTGGAACAACATTAAACTTAAATGCTCCAACACTTAGCACAAACGTCACTACTGGAACATTGGCTTTATTTAATACAAATCTAACAACTGCAACAGTTAATATGTTTGGTAGCGTAACATCTGGTACTATAAATATTGCTGCAACAGCAGCAGGTACAAAAACAATTAATATTGGAACAAGTACTGGAACAAATACACTAAATGGAACCACCAATATAGCCAACACATTTCAACTTGCTGGAACTAGCGTTACAACTACAGCAACAAAACTTAATTATTTAACTTCTGCAACAGGAACAACTGGTACAACAAGCACAAATATTGTGTTCTCCACTTCTCCAACAATTGTTACCCCAACCATTGCATCTATAACAAGGGGAAATTCTTCTTCGACATCTCCAACAACATCAACAATCGATGCGTCAACAATAACAGAGTATGCAATGACTGGTTCATTTGGTGCAACTGTTACCCTAAACGTAAGCAATCTTACTGCTGGTAGAAGGGTTGAAATGTATTTAAGGAATACCGCAGCAACATCGTCAACAGTAAGCATTGCAGCGGATGTTGCATCTACCTTTGCCGCAGTTAACTTGGCAGGGGCATCGGCTGCTGCAGTGCCAGCAGGTTCCGCATCTGCAACATCTTTTACACTAGCCGCAACTAGCGGAACTGCTGTAGTGGTTGTATTTAATGCTAATGGCACTATCGGTGGCTATGTTGTTTAATTTTAAGCAGTAGGAACAATCCTTATAAAAACAATTCTGTTATTTTTATAATTAGACAATGGCTCAATTATTGTAGTTCCTGCTCCTGAGTTTGCATTAACCACCTTGCCTTTTCCAATATAAATTGCTGAGTGATAATAACTTTTATAACCTTTGTAGCCAAAGACAACAATATCTCCAAGTTTTGGGGTCATAACTCTTGTTCCAACTCTTGCTTGGGCGGTAGCAGAATGAGGCAATGTTTTTCCAAATTGCTCATACATCCATCTAACCATTCCAGAACAATCCCAACCATAAGGGCTAGAACCAGCAAAAACATATGGAGTTTTATTTACACGATGAAATATCTTCATTATCGTTTCTTTCATCTTTGCAGTATTTTTATTTAGTTTAGCAGTGTGAATTAAACTAGTTGTAATATTTGTTTTTTTATTTACAACTGTTTTTATTGTAGGTATTTCAGCAGCACTGGCTTGAGGGGTAACACAACCAGTCAGCGTTAAACTTAAAATTCCTGTAGCGAGTAATCTTTTGATTTTTAAATTATTCATATTTTCCTCCTTAATGGAAAAACACCTTTTTGAAGGGTGTCGTATATCAATTATACCACTATTTGACTAAAATGCAAGGTATGTGCTATAATTAATACACACTAACCGAAAGGAAATCATGTCATTTGATTTTAAATCTGTTCTAACAACAGACCAACTACGAGGTGTTCTTAATCAGCAAGTACAACAGTTTGCTGTCCAAGGATATCAGCATGAACTTAATAAAGTAATTATTGAGAAGAATGCAACAGCAGAAAATGCAGAAGAGACCGCAAAGAGTCTTGCAGAGGCAGAGAAGAATGCTAATCTTCTTTCAGTTGCAATCGAGGTTTATCTTGCAGAACTTGAATCACTTCCAAAATCTGAAGTAGTTCCAGAATAATTTATTAAATTTCGATATAGTGTTTGCTATTTTTTAAAACTGTGCTATACTTTATACATCACAGTTATTGAAAGGTGGAAACACTATGTCGGAATTTTTTTCTTTTACCCTACCAACAGATTTTGTCGAAAAGTATAAAACGTTGGAATCACCCTTTGGATTCGTGGATGCAGGTGGCAACGCACTAGGTGAAATTACCTTTGTTCGCACTTACTCACGAGTCAAAGATGACGGAACCAAAGAACGCTGGTACGAAGTTGTACGCAGAGTTATTGAAGGTATGTATTCTGTCCAGAAAAACCATGCAAAGGAGAATCGTCTCCCATGGAATGATTATAAAGCACAGAAATCAGCACAAGAAGCATTTGATAGGATGTTCAGCCTAAAATGGACACCACCAGGTCGTGGTATGTGGACATTTGGTACACCACTTACAATGGAAAAGCGTAATTCAGCGGCATTGCAGAATTGTGCCATGGTATCTACAAAAGACCTAGACAAAAATGACCCAGGTGCCCTATTTGCATGGGTAATGGATGCTCTTATGCTTGGTATTGGAGTTGGTTTTGACACCCTTGGTAAAGACAAGAACTTCCAAATCTATTCACCATTTGAAGCAGAGGCTTTCTGGGAAATACCAGATACTCGTGAAGGATGGGTTGAATCAGTAAGAATTCTTATTAATGGATATTTACGTCAGGGACAGACAATTCCAATTTTTAGTTATAGGGCTATCAGACCAGAGGGTGCCCCAATCAAGGGGTTTGGTGGAATAGCATCAGGACCAGCACCACTAATCAAATTGCACGAAAAAATCAATCATGTTCTTAGTCAACGTATTGGCGAGACACTAGATGCTCGTGCTATTGTGGACTTAGTTAACCTTATTGGTACTTGTGTGGTATCTGGTAACGTCAGACGTTCTGCTACCCTTGCTTTGGGTGCAGAAGGAGATGATGACTTCCTAAACCTAAAGAATCCAGAAGTATTCCCTGAGCGTAATTCTTATGACCCAGAAAATCCAGGATGGGCTTGGATGTCAAACAATTCAGTTTCTGCAACTGTTGGCATGGATTACTCAAAATACGTTGACCGAATTGCTGACAATGGTGAACCAGGATTTATCTGGCTAGATGTTGCTAGAAACTATGGTCGCTTGGCTGATGCTCCAGATGGAAAGGATTTCCGTGTTATGGGATTCAATCCATGTGCAGAACAGCCATTAGAATCATATGAACTTTGTACGCTTGTAGAGGTTCATCTAAATCGTCACGATTCAAAGGAAGACTTTTTGCGTACACTGAAGTTTGCCTATCTGTATGGTAAGACAGTTACACTTCTTCCTACACACTGGCAACAGACTAATGGTATCATGCAGAGAAACCGTAGAATCGGAACATCTCTAACTGGTATCGCATCATTTGCCGATGAGCATGGTCTTCCAACTGTTCGTAATTGGATGGATGAAGGCTATAACAAGATTCGCTACTATGACAACAAGTATTCAGAGTGGCTATGTGTTCGTGAATCAATTCGTGTAACTACTGTTAAGCCATCTGGTTCTGTGTCAATTCTTTCTGGTGCTACCCCTGGTGTTCACTGGGGTCCAGGTGGAAAGTTCTATCTAAGAGCAATCCGTTTTAGCAATCAAGACCCAATGCTTCATTTGTTTAAAGCAGCAGGGTACAAGATTGAAGCAGACCTTGTATCAGCAAATACTTCCGTAGTCTATTTTCCAATCGCATCTGGACATAAGAGAGCAGAAAAGGATGTTACTCTATTTGAGAAAACAGCACTTGCTGCTACCGCCCAGAAGTATTGGTCTGACAACGGAGTTTCTGTAACCCTGTCATTTGACAAGGAAAAAGAAACACAACACATCACATCTGTTCTAAATATGTACGAAGGTCAGTTAAAGGCGGTATCATTCCTATCAATGGGCAATGATGTTTATCCACAGCAACCATATACAGAAATTACAGAAGATGAATATGATTACTACATTGGTAGATTGGCTAAGATTAATTTCTCTGCCATCTATGATGGAGTAGATAATCTGGAAGCACAAGGCGAAGCCTACTGCACCACCGATTACTGTGAAATCAAAATTCCAGATAAAAACTAAATAAGTAAGATACCCTGTCATTAACTTGGCAGGGTATTTTCTTATGTGGTAGAATAGAAGATATGGCTACCGCATCCAATCTTTATGCAAATGAAATTTATAAACATCATCCAATTGCTCTTTGGGCATTAGATGAAGATTTGTCAACTGCACCATTAATAAATATTGATAATGCAATTGGCAATGGTTCGTCAACACTTGGTAATGGATATGAAGCAAAAGCATATGGAACATCTTTAAATACAGGATATTACTTTGGAACAACTAATACATCTAATAGCATTCCATTAATATCTGGCTCTACAGGTGCAACTAAAATTAATACAACATTAATGCTCCCATCCTATGGATTTTTGAATTCTTCTGGAAAATATAATACATATACTTTTGAAACATGGATTAAGATATCAGAACAGCCATATGGACTAACTCCATTAATTACATGTGGAGATAATGGATTATTTTTCTATTCAAATAGCGGAACTACAAAAGATACTTTAGTTTTACAAATTGGAAATAAATTTGGAACATATTATATTAAAGATGCAAACAAACCAATGCTTATAAATATTACATATTCAGAAAAGGAAATATCTACATATCTAAATGGCGAAAGAATTATAAACTTTTCTCTAGATGAATCCAATATTTCACTATTTAATAATCAAGCAATTGGAAGTTATATTTACCTAGAAAATGCTTATTATGACTGTCCATCAATTTTTGGACATATTCTTGACTCAGATATTTTTAAGATTAGATATGCCCTTGGTCAAGCAATTAGTTTTCCACAATATATAAATAAAAAATATGGTGGAACAGCAGTCTCAATTGATTTTAATTCTGCAGGATATAGAAAAAGTCATAATTATCCACAAACAACCTCTTGGGGATTTGGAATATCCGATAATCTTAAAATAAGAAATGATGCATTGGTTACTAATAAATATAATCTTCCAACTTTTAATTTTAGCAATACAGAACAAACAGTTACTACCTTTTTAAATAGCACTAGTGCATTAGTTTATTCACCAAATTCATTCTTTAAACCAGATTCTACCTGGTCATCTATAGCAACAAATATTGAATTTGATAGTTTTGATATTTTAAAAACAGATAATAGTATCGGAAGACCAGTAAAAGCATTTTACATGTCTGGTTATTTTGAAAATCCAACAAATTCAGAGCAAATAATTTTTAAATTTATAAATGGGGATAATTATTTTATAATTTCATTAAATGGTACAACTGTTTCATATAGATTTAAATATAATGCAACAACAGAAACTAATCTTACAACACAAACATTGAGTGCTCAAACAAGCGGTGGACTAACTGTGTACAACTTTTTAATTGGTATTGACATAGATAAATTTTCAGATACATATAATAAAAACTTAAAAAGATTTTTTTCAAATCCATCTAACATTAAGTTTTATTGTTGTGGAGATAATGATTTATCTGTAGACAAAACATTAATCACTAACCAAACACCAAGAATAAAATTTTTAACAAAAGAAAATTTAGCAAAAAGGTCACTATTGATAGATTCAAATGGAATGTTTGTATATCCTTCTGTAATTACCTCTGGTGGAAGTTCTACGTCAGAACATTGGCAAGACCAATTATATGGTTCGTATGAGGTAGTTGTTTATAATCAAAATGGCATTTCTTTAGGAAGCGAGAAAAAACCTGCATTAAATACTTATGCATCTTGGAAACATAGAGTTTCCTTATCTACGCTTTCTCAAAATAAAAATAATTCATTGTCAACATTGGTTCCAACATTAGATTTTATTCAATTTAATATCGACTATCCTACCCCAATTTTTTATAATGGTCAATATTTTAGTACGCAATATTTTCTTCCAGTAAAAGCATATATAACTTTTCAATATTCTTCAAATAAAGAATATGTAAGTGATAGTTCATATACAGTAAACTCAATTGCATTACCAGGATGGGGAGTTGCACCAAGCACCAAAAGAACAATTATTCCAGACTCATCTTGGGAAACAAGCAAGTATCAAGTATATGACGATTTTGCAATATATTTTCCACCAGGAATTGATTACAATCTTTTAGACATGGTAATTCATTTAGATTTTAGTGTTCAAGATGCAACATATAGACAAATAGAATTAAACTATATACAACTTTCTCCAGTGTCACTAGATGCAATTTCTCCAACAAGAATTAAAACTAAATATGGTCAAGACATAATTCCTTATACATACACACTTGATGGTTCTGGGAATCAAACAAACATTAACTATAAAAATAAAAATCCTTTTATTATCAATAAAGTTAGTCAACCTTTGCTGAATATGTCTAGGCAATCTGGAATTAGATTGGTTGGAAATTTTGATGCAGCATCTAATGGATTTTATAGAGCATTAAAAATTCCACTAAATGAAAATTTATCGCCATCATATAATATTACTGGAATTCAGACATTCGTATACTATGAAGGTCTTGGAGATGGCTACAATACTCCAACACCATTTTCTGGAACTACCCCAGTAAAAATATTTGAGTTAAAATCTAAATATAAAACACATACGTTTTATCTTTCATCTACAGATTATGTTCCACCATCCACTACAGGAACTGACACAGTAAGCGGAAAAATCTATGCAGTTTCTAGCAATGGGATAGTTGATGAAAATATTAAATATTATATAAATGGAGTACAAACAAGTACCCCAACAATTAATAATAATGAATGGGCTGTTCTTGGCATAGTCTTTACAGACACACTAGAGTTTGACTCATATTCTGGATATTTCAATATAGTTGGTCCTGTATCTATAGATAACTTATCATATTATCAAACAAATAATTTTGGATTAACACAGTATCTAATAAATAGAACTTGGAACCATGTTTTACATCCATATACGCCAGCATTATCATCATATTCTTGGTCATATTGGAATCAAATAACCTGGAATGATTTATTGACAGAGCCAAATCCACAAAAAGAAATAGTTAATTTGCCAGATATTTACAATATTTATACAAATACAAATAAACTAACATCGGATACGGACGATTTAAGAAAATTAAGCATTTATGATGAAAAACATGTCTATTATCAAAAAGCAGAAGTTCAAACTTTTATTGTTAATCCCACATAATATGGTATACTAGTGGTTATGAATATAGACACTAACAAAGATATTGGTCAAGTCATGCCCAACCAAATTGGCAAAACAAAAATTTCTGTTATAGAGGAACCATTCTCAGACTATGGTATTTACGTTTGGCAGTTGCGTTCTGGTAAGGTTTTGACAGATGACCATGGAAATGCCCTAAGCATTGATTCAATGCGTGGAGATGAGTCAAGAATTACACTACTTCGTAACGAGGCAAGATGGCTAGGATTCCCTGACGGTCAGGCTTTGTTCTATGCAAATGTTCGCAAGGTATCAGATGAAGAATACAGTGAGCAGATTGACCGCATGGCTCAAGGATTCATTCCATCTGAAACAGACCTTGGTGCTTTAGTAGATGCCAAAAAGACGTTAGACCTATATGGACGTGATGATTAGTGAGTTATTATGAATATGCTAATACCCCTGCTCGTCTAGATGAGGCACAAGTAGTTAAAAATGAGTTTGCAGACTTAGACCCTTTTATTAAGTCGTGGGACGACATTAAATCATTTGGTGGTATGCAAACTAATTTTAAGCGTAGAAGTGCAAGAATGTCGAAGGCTCTTGGAGACGATGCATACTTAGAATCTGCTGGTGCAATTCAAATGGGTATTGGGGAAGCACGTTCAAATGCCATTAATCCTGGTGTGGTATTCCGTAATGCATATGCATTATTTGATGTTATTACGCCACCATACAACCTATACGAACTAGCAAGTTACTATGATACATCATTTGCTAACCACGCCGCTATCGATGCTAAGGTTGAAAATACCGTTGGTCTTGGCTACGACTTTATCGTTTCTGACAAGACTAGCCTTAAATTAGAGGCAGCGACAGCAGACCAAATGGCTCGTGCTCGCAAACGTATTGAAAGACTTAAGATTCAACTCAAGGATTGGCTAGAAAGTCTAAATCAAGATGAATCATTCTCATCTGTTCTTGAAAAGGTATTTACAGATGTTCACACAATGGGTAACGGATACATTGAAGTTGGTAGAACAATTACAGGAGAGATTGGCTATATTGGTCATATTCCTGCAGCAACGATGCGTGTACGCAGACTCCGTGACGGATATGTTCAAATTATTGCTAACAAAGTTGTTTATTTCCGTAACTTTGGTGCAAAGAATGTTAACTATATTACTGATGACCAACGTCCAAATGAGATTATTCATATCAAGGAATATTCTCCACTAAACACTTTCTATGGTGTTCCAGATGTTATTGCTGCTATGCCAGCATTGCTTGGAGATGCTCTAGCCACACAATACAACATAGATTATTTCAATAATAAGGCTGTTCCTCGTTACATTGTTACTCTAAAGGGTGCTCAACTTACACAAGAAGCAGAAGACAAGTTATTCCGTTTCCTACAGACTGGTCTAAAAGGTCAATCACACCGTACACTTTACATTCCACTTCCAGGAGATACCGAAAATAATAAGGTCGAATTTAAAATGGAGCCTATTGAGGCTGGTGTTCAGGAGGGTTCTTTCACAAAGTATCGTGAGCAGAACCGTGACGATATCCTAGTTGCTCATCAAGTTCCATTGTCAAAATTAGGCGGTAGTAGTTCTTCATCAATTGCAGACTCACTAGCACAAGACCGTACATTTAAAGAACAGGTTGCTAGACCTGCACAACGTAATCTTGAAAAGATTCTTAACAAGATTATTCGTGAAAAGACAGATATTCTAGAATTTAAGTTTAACGAACTTACTCTTACTGATGAATTGGCTCAGTCACAGATTCTTACTAACTATGTTAAGAACCAGATTATGGTTCCTAATGAGGCTCGTGAATTACTTAACTTGCCAGAACGTGAAGAAAGCGATTCTATGATTCAGCCTACTGCTCGTCAAGCAACTGACGCTGCTGCAAATAATGCTGGTAATAGAACTCGTGATGCAGAACGTCAACAGGCTCAAGCAGATAATACTGCAACCACCGCAGGTAGAAATCCTAAAGGCGAAGGGAGACGCTCTTCCTAAAAAAGTGGTATAATAACAATTACATAACACTTTCATAAAAAGGGGCTATAATTAATACTATGAGTATTCAAAAAGCACATTTTGACATTGACGGAAATAATGTCCGTATCTCTATGCCACTCACAAAGGTAGACACAGAACGTAGAATTGTATCTGGGTTTGCAACGCTTGATAACATTGACAAGCAAAACGATATCGTTACTCCAGAAGCATCTCTATCAGCCTTCTCAAAATTCCGTGGTAACATTCGTGAGATGCATCAACCAAAGGCAGTAGGCAAAATGGTTGCATTTAAAGAAGACAAATACTTTGACCCAGAAACAAAGAAATTTTATCAAGGTGTTTATGTATCTGCTTATGTTTCAAAGGGTGCTGAAGACACATGGCAAAAAGTTCTAGATGGTACACTTACTGGATTTTCTATTGGTGGTAAAATGAACAAGTGGGATGATGGCTATGATGAGAAGAGCGATTCCGCTATTAGAATTATTAAGGATTACGACTTGGTTGAGTTATCCCTTGTTGATAGTCCTGCAAATCAGTTTGCAAATATACTTTCTGTCGAAAAGGTAGATGGCATTGACACCATTACTGGTGAGGGTACCGAAACAGTTCTAGAAAATGTGTTCTGGGACAAAGAATCAGGACTAGTAACAATCTCAGAAGAAGATTCTGCAGTAAGTCCAGTCAATGGAACACAGATGCAAAATATAGGTTTTGTTGAGAAGTCAGATGCTGACAAACTCGACATGATAAAGTTCTTAGTAGATAGTGCTAAAGGCATTAATACTTCTAAGACTATTAAAAAGGAGAATGATAACATGTCAGATGAAATCGTAAATGATGAAGTCGTAGATGTCGCTCCAGAGGCAGAAGTTGTAGTTGACGCTCCTGCTACAGAAGAAGTTGTTGAAGAGGCTCCAGTAGCCGAGCCAGCACATGTAGAAGAAGTTGTAGAAGACGTTGTTCCAGGTTCAGAGGAAGTAATTGCTAAGGCAGTTTCAGAACTAGGCTCAACAGTTACAACAGCCTTTAGCGATATCTCAGCAATTGTAAAGTCATTAGCAGATGCAAATGCATCACTATTGAATGAGGTTGCTGAATTAAAGAAGTCTCTTGGATTTGTTACTGCAAAAGTAACAGATGCAGAGTCAGACTTTAACAATCTTGGAAAGCGTATCGATGCTGTAGAAGCAGACACCGCTTTCCGTAAGTCTGGTGACCTCGGTGAGGTCATTCAGGAACCAGTACTGGTGGAAAAATCAGTATGGGGCGGAAGTTTCCTCACAACATCCGATTTACTAAAATAATTCACTAGGAGGTGAAAAATAAAATGTCAGAAGAAATTATCAAAAATATGCCTTCAGGTACGAGTCCAGTTTCTGGATATCCTAACGCTGAAGGTGCTTTCGGTACATCAGCAAGCGTAACAAGTGGTACAGGTGCTTTTTCAGAGCACGGTACTTACATGGGTAACAGCCCAACCGCTAACTTTGGTGTAACAACAGGTGCAAATGGTGTAAACCCATCTGCTACTGCAAGTCCGACTTATCCAGGTACTGGTATCCTACGCCCTGAACAGGCAAAACGATTTATCGATTATGTTTGGGACGCAACCACACTTGCACAGGACGGTCGCAGAGTAACAATGAGAGCAAACACAATGGAACTTGAGAAGATTAACGTGGGAGACCGTGTTATTCGTGCTGCAAGCCAGGGTGTTTCAACTTATACCAACACTGGTGCTACATTCTCAAAGGTTGAATTGACCACTAAGAAGATTCGTCTAGACTGGGAAGTTTCTGCAGAGTCACTCGAAGATAACATCGAGGGTGCTGCTTTGGAGGACCACCTAGTTCGTCTAATGACTAATGCTTTCGGTAACGACATCGAGGACCTTGCTATTAACGGTGATGGTTCAACAGGTTCATTCCTAAGCATTATGAATGGATTCATTAACTTGGAAAAGACTAATCCAAACACAACTGGTAACAACCTTGGAAGTGCACACGAAGTTATCAACTCAACTCTAGTTGGGTCTAACGCAGCGTTCACTGATTGGACAACTGAAAGACTACAAGCACTTATCTTGGCTATGCCTCGCAGATACCGTGCCATCACAAATGGACTAAAGTTCTATGCTGGTACAGACACATTTGCTAACATCGTTAAGAACAATGCTACTGTCTACTCGACCATCGGTTCTACCGAGGGTACTCGTGGAGAGTTCATTGGTGGTGCAAACCAGACTTTCGGTGGTGCACGTCAGACTCGTGTTCTAGGTGTTCCTGTTCTTGAAGTTCCTTATTACCCTGCAGGATTCGTTGACCTAACGTTCCCACAGAACCGTATTTGGGGCTTCCAGAGAGATATCACTGTGAACCGTTTCTACGTTCCAAAGAAGGACACAATTGAATACACTGTCTTCGTTCGTTTCGGTATTGCCTGGGAAGAACTAGATGCAGTTGCATTCGCAGACACAACAACAGACTAATCTGTTTTAGTGTCACCCTTTGAATGGGGGTAGGGATTAATTTCTCTACCCCCTTTCTACATTTATCTGGTATAATTAAAATAAATCTAAGGAGGATTTAATCATGGCTGAAAACAAAAAGACCGAATCAACTCCTGTCGCTGAAGAAACAATTGTAGAAACAGTAGCAGAAGTAGTTGAAGATAAGGTTATCGTAACACCAGAACCAACAAAAGACGTTCCTACATTGGGATTCAATGAAAATGGCGTAATGGGTTCAACCACTACAAAGGCTGACAAGCCAAAGGTAGAGAAGGCACCATCTGTAGAAGAAGTTGCACCATCAAAGGTTGCATTATTCTCACAAAGAAATTTATATGCTGATGGATTTGGAAAGATTAATGTTGGATACAATATTGTTCCAAAAAAGTATGCTGATTTCTGGTTGGCACAGCGTGGCATTCGTCTAGCAACACCAGACGAAGTAGCGGAGGCATTTGCCTAAATGGAAGTATTGAGAGTTCCACCGTATCCAATTTCAACTAAGTGGGATGTCCCTAGTGCTAACGCACCATACATTTTTGAAGTTGAGGATATGGTGGACCACTCAATTGAAAGAATTTCTTTAACATCAGATTCAAACAAGCAAATTACATACATTATTCCAAGAGCAAAAGCACAATATGACCGTGACTTTGCTGTTAAGATTTATGAAACAGATATTTATGGTGAAATTGTTGTAGAATCTAATCTAACAATTTATCGTCCATATGTAGACCCAAACCTACTGGCTACAACAACAGCAGATATTTTTGCTTATCAAGAATATGAAATCATTGCTCGTTCTATTATTGATACCTACCTACAAGAAGGTTCAGGAACTGGTGGTGCATTCTATAACCACAAACTTATCATCCAGCGTACAGGAGAAGGTAATGACTATTTTCCTGTATGGCATCCAGTAAACCGTGTACTAAAAGTATACGAAAACAACGTTCTAGTCTATGATGCAGAAAATACCCCTATCGGTATTTCAATTCAAAATGTTGGAGTATCTAACGGAACCCTAACCCTGACCACAACTATTACGCATGGTTTTCAGACTGGACAAACAGTAACAATCTCTGGTGTAACACCAACCAAATTTAATGGTACATTTTATATAACTGGAACACCAACAGCAACAACATTTACAGTTGACAATACATCAATTGCTGCAACAAACAATGAAGCAATTACTACTCGTGGTGGAGTAGAATCAATTTGGGCTTATCAATATAAGCCATCTCTAGATAACTCAGCAATTATGCGTATGGAGTTTGGTGAGTATAACCGCATGGAACAGACCCCTGCTCTACTTCCTTCTGGAGTTGGAGATATTGGTTTTTATGGATATTATCCAATTGCATTCCCTAGAGGGTTTGATTATATATTTATTGTAGATGCTGGATTTAAGGCTGTGCCGCCAGATGTAGAACTTGCTATCAAGATGCTTATTGAAGATATCAAATGCGGAAATAACGACCTATACAATCGTTTTGTTACTGAATATAGTACTGACCAATTCGATATTAAGTTTGCCCCACAATTTTTGGAGGGTACTGGAAATATGATTGTTGATAAAATCCTTAGCAACTATAAGGGAACACTCATTAAACCAGGATTACTATAATGGCAACTTGTGAAAAAACAGACTTCATTTATCCACTTTTAGCAGACGTATATTATCCAATTGTTGAACAAGGAGCATATGGAAATCTTAAACGTCAATGGGTATTGGACAGAACAATTGCCTGTTTCTTTAATCCAGCAGGTAGAAAATTTAAAGAGGATGTAATTATTAATGCTAATATAACTATCGATAATGCTATTGTTGGTAGAGTTAGAAATGATATTACCGAAAATAATGGGAATGAACTATATTCAATAACTAATATTATTATCACAAATATCAGAGATAATCAAGGCAATGTTATTTATAATGAATCGGCAGGACCAAGGAAAGGTCAGTCAACAATTTTTGAAGTATCTACATCAAATCCAGTTGTTGGTCCTTTTGGAAAAATAGATTATTATAAATTAGTCATTAGTCGTTCTGACAATCAGGCGGCTGACCTATGATTTCTGTAAGATTTGATGATAAGATTTTTACTAAAGAAATGCTTAACATCGTAGAATATTCCGAAGGATTTTTAGAAGGTATTCACGAAGGAAAACAAATATTTCTAAATGAAATAGCAAAAGATGCCATTGAAATATTTAAAGATTTAGTAGACCAGAATGCTAGAGTTGATGAACAGATGTATCATCATATTTATGAATGGTATCAAACTGGTTCTCCAGATGCAAGATTATTTGATATTCAATATACTGCATTAGGTGGAGGGTTAACATTTAGCGGTATATTAACTCAGTCTAAAACAGTTCAACAGGGTTCTTATACTCCATTTTACAATAAGGCTGAAATTATGGAAAATGGGACACCAATGGTAATCAAGCCAGTAAAGGCAAAAGTTTTGGCTTTTGAGGTAGATGGTGAAGAAGTATTTACTCCTAATGAAGTGTTGGTAGAACATCCAGGTGGAACCAAAGTTGTTGGAGCATTTGAGCATATCTTTGATTTATTTTTTAAACAATATTTTAAACAATCTGTTTTAGAATCAACAGGAATAAAACAGCATTTAGAAAATTCTAAAACATTTAAAGAGAATCTTCATGCTGCTAAAACTGGAGGTAGAGCAAAAGGCTTTGAAGTAGGGTATAATTGGATTACAAAGGTAGGTGGAACAATTGTCTAAAACATCAACATTAAATACTCCAGTATTATGGATTAATGCATATCTGCAGGATAAATTGCAAAATCTTGGATTTGAAACAATTCCATTTTTTCCATCTATTCCATCTACAATAAATAACCTTACAGAGTTGTTCCCAACAAGCGGCATCATGGCTACATATGACCGCATGATTCGTATGCGTAGAGTTCCATTTCCACATATCAAATGTGAACAATTATTATATTATTTCTATGCTACTGCTGAAAATTCTATTATTAATATGGTTCAGATTACCGAACAAACTTTGCGTCTTATGGATAGAGAAGATGAAACAGCAGAAGAGTTAAATGATTGGTGTAGAGAAAAAGGCTCAATTATTGTCGAAGGTGAATCTATTGAGCCGAACTTCAAATTTGTAAATTTCAAGGTATTTCAATTACAAGAAACAAGAGATGTAATTAACTTTGCTACTGCTAGAACTTATGCTGGTAATAAGATAATCATCTATTATGACTATATTATGCTTAATTCTTAAAACCCTGTTATACTTATATAGAGGAAACACAAGCCCATATATTTCTAAAATGAAAGATGGTGAAATAAAATATGGCTAATTATACAAGAGGAAATGCCAACAATATCGTTGTTGGTGCTGCTGCACTATTCGTAGGTAGCATTACAAACCTGGTAGACAGTACATTGTTCAATTCAACAAATGCTTCTCCAGGATTTCCAACTGCAAACGTTCCAGCGTTCGTTGCAGGTACTTCTTACAAGGACACACTTGCTAACCAGGGTGCATCTGCATGGAGAAACATTGGTTACACAAACAACGGTCTTGAACTAACATTCAACCCAACATTTGGTGACGTAACTGTTGACCAGTTGCTAGACGTTGCTAAGTTGTACAAGTCAGGTATGCAGGTTACTCTAAAGACTTCTCTAGCAGAAGCAACTCTAGAAAACCTTCTATTTGCACTTGCACAGCGTGGTTCAGTAAACCGTTATGCTGCAGTGAGCACAGTAACAACTCCATCAGTGACTGTTACTTACACACCAGCAACGGTATCTGAGACTGGAGTGTTCCTAGGAACAACTACAACTACAACTGACACTTACATTGACCTGTTCGCAGGTGATTTGGGTGACTACCCAGTTGAGCGTTCGCTAATCGCAGTTGGTGCTGCTACTGTAAGCACAGGTGCTGCGACTAACTCGTTAACACCTTCAGCAACAGATTCAACTGAGCGTGTTTACATCGCTTACCGTGTTGTAAACATTGCAAACGTAACAGTTGCTGCAAAGCGTGATGCTGCTACAATGTTTGACGTTGAGTTCCGTCTGCTACCAGATGCAAACGGTGCTTACGGTAAGATTGTTGACCGCACTTACTAAAATCAAATAATAACTGAATATCGTATGAGACTGCCCTGGGGATTCCTGGGGCAGTTTCTTTTGCTATAATAGAGTATGCCTACTAAAATATATGATTCAGCCATTATTAAAACAATAGATAATGAAGAGATTGAGATAAGTCCATTAAAGATTAGATATCTAAGAAAGTTTATGGATGAATTTGAACTGGTAAAAACAGCCAAGAATGATGATGAAACAATCATTTATCTAGTTGCTTGTGCCACTATAACAATGCAACAATATTATCCTTCTATAAAAACTACCGATGATTTCGAGGACAAGTTCGATTTAAAAACAGTATATAAAATCCTTGATGTTGCTGCAGGTATTAAAATTGGACAAGATGAAAAGCAAGAGCAGTTAGATACTATTTCAAATAATACTATTACAAATCAAGCAGTTCAAGAAGCATCTAGTTGGGATACTTTGGATTTAGCAAAATTAGAGGCTGAAGTATTTTTACTTGGTATTTGGAAAGACTATCAACAATTAGAGTCTTCGCTATCTATGCCAGAACTTATGATTACTTTAGAACAAAAAAGAGAATTAGAATATCAGGAAAAGAAATTTTTTGCCGCTATGCAGGGGGTTGACTTAGAGGATGGAAGCAATGCTAATGAGCCAGACCCTTGGGAAGCAATGAAGGCTAGAGTTGCAGCAGCAACGAGTGGTATTGGCAATGGAGACCCTAATGACATTACAGCATTACAAGGAGTAGCAGCAAAACAAGCAGGATTTGGAATTGGTATGGGTCTAGATTATGAAGTTGTAAATGGTTAATTATGCTATAATTATTAAATACAACCTATAGGAGGGTATTATGGCAACTACAGTTAACGAGCCAAAACAAATCGTACTTATTGATGGAACTACCATTGATGTGCGACCACTAAAAATTTCTCTACTTCGCTCATTTATGAAGAAGTTTGAGAAAATCGCAGAAGTAGCAGAAGATAATGACAAGTCTATGAACTTGCTTATGGAGTGTGTACAGATTGCTATGCAGCAATATGCACCACAACTTGCTACAGATGTAAAGACACTAGAAGACAATATTGACCTACCAACAGTTTACCAAATTGTTGAAGAGGCATCTGGTGTTAAACTAAGCGATACATCGCTTATGGGCGGTCTAACTGCCTAAAAAGGAAGTGTAAATGAATGGCTGATATTCAATCCAATATAAAAGTAAATGTTGATACCTCTAATGCTTTAGAGCAAATCAAATTACTTCAGGGTCAAATATCAGCCTTTCATCTACAAATGGCTAAGGGCGGTGCCCAAGCCGCTGCTCAAGCAGCACAACTAAGGCAAAGCCTAGTAAACGGAATAAATGCAACTGGCAAATTCCAAGCCCAGATGACATCCGTAAAAACAAGTACTGAATATTTTACACAGGCACTTGAAAAGAACAAACTCACAATGGGTGAGTATTTTAGATATGCTGGTGGAGCATCTAAAACATTTGGTAAATTATTTAAATCTGAATTTGAGACTATTGGCAAGGTAGCCAGAGAACGTGTCAAAGACCTACAAACACAATATATCAAGATGGGTCGTGATGCCAATGGTGCTATGCAAGCAATCAAGGTTAGACCACTTGCATTGGATATGGAAAATCTTGGTACAAAAACAGCAATTGCTGCTCAAAAACAACAGTTATTAAATCAATTACTTAAACAAGGTTCTACAAACCTACTAAACTTTGGTAAGAATACTCAATGGGCTGGTCGCCAACTTATGGTTGGTTTTACAGTTCCACTTATGATGTTTGGTTCTGTAGCAGTTAAATCATTTAATGAAATGGAAAAGGCTGTAGTAAAGTTCAAACGTGTTTATGGTGATATGAATACCATGAAGTCTGATACAGACAAAATGGTTGGAGAAGTTAGAAGACTTGCTGAAAGTTATACACAATATGGTATTGCAATTAAAGATACTATGGATATGGCTGCTACTGCCGCTGCAACAGGTAAAATGGGTAAAGATTTGTTGGCACAAGTTGCAAGTGCTACAAAACTTGCTGTTCTTGGTGGGGTAGACCAACAGAAGAGTCTAGAAACAACCATTAGTTTAACTAATGCTTTTGGATTATCTGCAGAGCAGTTAGCACAAAAAATTGACTTCCTAAACGCAGTAGAAAACCAAACAGTACTTTCTATCGATGATTTAACTACTGCAATTCCTAAAGCAGCACCAGTTGTTCAACAACTTGGTGGTAACGTAGAGGACCTAGCATTCTTCCTAACAGCAATGAAGGAAGGTGGCATTAACGCATCTGAAGGTGCTAACGCACTTAAGTCTGGTCTTGCATCTTTAATTAATCCAACTAATACTGCAAGTAAAATGCTTGCTGGATTTGGTATTAACATCAAGGGAATTGTTGAAGGAGACAAGGGAAACCTTAAGAAGACAGTAGTTGATTTTGCTACAGCATTAAATCAATTAGACCCATTAAATCGTGCAAAAGCAATTGAGCAACTATTTGGTAAGTTCCAGTTTGCTCGTCTATCAACATTGTTCAAAAACGTTACAGACCAGGGTAGTCAGGCAGCAAGAACACTAGAATTAACAAAGGCAAGTGCAGAAGAACTTGCAATCGTATCACAACGAGAAATGGCGAGAATATCAGAATCTCCAACATTTAAATTTGAAAAAGCAATGAAGGATTTCCAAGCAGCAATGATGCCAATTGGAGAACAATTCTTAAAGGCTGCAACACCAATCCTTAATTTCTTTAGTGATATCCTTAAGAGATTTGATGGACTGGATGATGGAACAAAAGGTTTTATAACTGGTCTAACTGGATTGGTTGCAGGTATTGGTCCAGTTGTTCTAATGGTTGTTGGTCTAGTTGCTAACGGTGTTGCAAACATAATTAAACTATTTGCAAACTTTAAATCATTCTTTAATAATCTTGGCAAAGGTAGTAAAGATTTAGCAACATCTACCAAGTATATGACCTCAGAGCAAATTGAGGCAGCATCTGTTGCAGCATCACTTGACCAAGTTCATGGAAAACTTACACAAACATTCACATCTGAAGCAGCAGCAATTTCTAGACTTGTTGCAGAATATCAAAAGGCTATTACTGCACAAGAAGTTTATAGAGGAATTGCTATTCCAAAGGGAGCAGCCCCAAGAGCATATGCATCTGGTGGTTTGATTTCTGGTCCAGGCTCTGGAACCTCTGATTCTATTTTGGCAAGGGTATCTAATGGTGAAGCAATTATCCCTGCTTCATCAGTATCACGTTATCCAGGATTAGTCAAGCAATTAGTATCTGGAAATGTTCCTGGATTTAGTGGTGGAACAGAATTTGCACACATTACATCTAGAAAAACAATGGGAATTGGCTCATTCTATGAAGGTCTTATAGAATTAGAAAAACAAGGTTTGGTTAAACTAAGTCAGGCAAGAAAAATCATGTTTAATGATTATATGCAAATGTTTGGTAGAGATGCTCAAATTCACACATATTCTGGTCTTGGTTTTACCCAATCAAAGGGATTAAACGTTGGAATGAGAAATGGTGGGGCAGTTCCTGCAACAGCATTCTTATCAGACTTTAAACAACAAGGATTAGCAAAATGGGAACAAAGTTTAAAAATGGCTGGACTAAAACAACAAGAGGTAACAGAAGAATTAACTAGATACGACCAAGCACTACAATCTGGTGTTCAAAGAATGATTGATATGAATCGTTCTGCAACGATTACCGATACAGATTTTGAACTAATTCATCAAGAAGCAGTTAAAACTTTGCCAGCACAATCTAAATTAAGAATGGGTTTAGAAGCCGCAGCAAATGGACTATATGAAACAAGAATGAATATTAATGAAGGTATGTTAAGTGCTGCTGGAATTGAAGCAAAGCAGGTTCCAAGTGGTGCAGACCCAACTAGAATGTCAACAAAGAAACGCTTCTTTGGTCCATCTGGAAAACAATATAGAACTGGTGGAAATAGATGGTATAGATATCTTCCTGGCGGCTTGGCAGGAAGAGATGTTGCTCCAATAACTGCACAACAATTAGAGCAACAAGGAATTGTTGATGGAAGGTCATATGAAAAAGGTAAAAAATCCATCACAGATAATCCACAAAATGACCCATATGTAGAAAGTAGAAATAGAAATAGTCCGCATGTTTTGTCTGGTCCAGATGGTGAACAAGATGCTGTAGCATATAATACTGCCAGAAGAACCACAAACGCTGAATTTGATGTTACTGAAGCAGAAGCAGCCAGAGCCAGAAGCATGTCTATGCAAGCCATAGCCGCTGAAAGCGGACAGGTAGAAGGTACTGCTCACGCAGAAGCAAGAGTTGCAGCAGCGAGAACGGAAAATGCTGAAGTTTTAGCGGTATATCGAGAAGGTCAAGCAGCAGAACTTGCAGCAATGGAACAACAAAATGCAATGCTTATGTCTGGCGGTACTGGTGGATATGTTGGTAGAAGAGCAACTATTCTTGCAGAACGTGAAGCAGCCGCACAAGCAAAGGCAGCACAAAAATTAGCAAATAAAACAGCATTAAAAGATGCAAGAGCAAAAGCAAGTCAAAATCAATCTTCTGGAAAATTTCAAAAAATAGGAATGGCTGCAATGATGCCAACAATGATGGGTTCTATGGCTGGCGGACAAATTGGGGAAATTTCTCAGCAACTTATGATGCCTATGATGATGATGTCTATGATTACTGGTCCAGTTACTGGAGTCATTGCTGCATTGGGTGCTTTAGCACTTGCTGCTTGGGCAATTAAAAATGCTTACGATGAACAAATTAAAAAACAACTAGAATTAACAGAAAAGACTGGTCTTGGCAGTAAGGCAATGGAGAACCTTGCATCATATGCTAAAAAAGCAACATCTACCGAAATAATGAATGTTCGTAGAGGTAATCAACTATCTCTATTTAATACTAAAATTGGAAAAACAACTTATGGACAAAGTTTCTTAGAAAGTGATGAGGGAAAGAAATTACTAGAAGGTGTTCAAAGCAATATAGTTGATAGTGGTCAAAAGGTTGCAAATACACAACTTGCAGCACAACTTCAAGCAGCGGTAGTTAATGGAATCTTTACAGAAGGACAAGCACTAAGTATTGCAGATAGTGTTGGAAGACAACTTAAAAATTACAATTTGTCAATGGATGTTAGTGCAAGACTTCTAACTGTTTTTGGTCCAGATGGAAAAGATGTTTCTAAAGACCCACTGTTAATTAATGCTAGATTACAGATTATTCAGACTGGTCAAGAATCAGTTACAACAAATGAATCAAACTATAATTTTGATAAAACTGCTAATGGAAAATACAATACAAACATTCCAATGACTGGTAGAAGATGGCTAAATATTCAAAAAAATATTGTAGATATTGCACAAAATGCTGGAACATATGTTGGAACAATTAAGAGTCAACTAGAAAATGTTCAAATGCAAATGGATGGATTATATATAGATTATCAGACAGCAATGGATGAAGCCATAAAAAATAATGATACAAACAGAATATACTTTTTGAATAAAAAGTATAAGGCTGGATTGAATCTTTTAACTAAATCAAGTATAGACGCATATGATTCTTTAATATCTCTATATAATTCTGCTGGTCCAAATAGTGGTTCTGTTATGGATGCACAGAAAGCGGCAATTGATGCAGCATTTAAAGGAACTACTCAGGAGAAACAGGCAACACAAGTAAAAGATTTGATTGATGGATTAAAAAATACAAGCAATATAAATAAACTGGTATTAGAAGCATCAGTTGCAAATAAGTCATTAGACTTAAACGCTGCTCAAACTTATCTCAATAAATATCAGGGTGATTCAACAATGGTTGCTAGACTTGGAACAACAATTCGAAATCTAGGAGGCACTGCTGGTTCTGATATGGCTATGTTAGCATCAGAAATGAATAAAACATCTGCAAATCAATTTACTAAAAATATTGCTTTAGCAAAGAATCCACTAGAAGCACAAACAAGACTTAATGCAATGATGGATGTAAGAAGAGGTGGTGGAGTTGGTGGTCCAGGTGCCACAGAAAATATTGAAAATTTCTTTGGTAAAAACATTAACTTAGGTAAACTTACTGCTTTTGAAAATCACATAAATGCACTAAGAAATTCTAAAGAAATTACATTGCCTGTTATTGCTAAAATTTATGGTGCTCAAGAATTATCTCAGATGACTGCAGATGCTCAATATATTAAGTCATTAAATAAAGATAATAAGATTGTTTATACTCAAACATTTGATACATACTATAACATGATTGGTGACCCTAAGTTCTATGACCAATATACAAGTTGGAAAAATGGAGAAGGAAAAAATATAAAACCAAACGATATTGTTGCATATGTTAGATGGCTTGCTCGTCAGGCAACTGAGGCAGCCAAGGTGATGAGTTCTATAAATCCTGCAGGAGGTAATGGTGGAAATGGAGGAACTCCAGAATCATCATTCTTAGATGCTATTGTAAAAACAAAGAGAGATATTTTTGATTTTAAGCAAGCACTTACAACAGGATTTGATGCATCTAAAGCAGCAATTGATAAGTTTAAAATAACTGGTGCCAATGGTCTTATGATGCAACTTGCTTCAGCAGGTGCAGGACCAGAACTAATTAAAGCAATTATCGATGCCCCACAAGACCAAATAGATAAGATTGTTGATAAGACTACTGGAAAGATTAAGGCAAGTTTCTTAAAGACCCTTCCAAAAGTAATGGCTTCAATGGACCCGAATGGTTTTGCACAAATTGCAACTAGATGGCTAGGTCTATCAGCAGATGAGAAAATTCAAGAACATATTAGTTTGTATCAATCTGGATTAGAAGTAATTAAAATTGATGAAGATAAGATTAACAAAACATATGAACAAAGAATCAAGGCTCTTGACGAAATTCAATCATTAAATAATGAAGTTAATAGACAAGAGCAAGATAAACTAACCTTGGCAGATGCTTTGGCTAAGGGAGATATTTCTGCAGCAACAAGAGCAGCATATCAAATGAAACAAAATAATGCTCAGGCAGCGATAGAGGCTACAAAGAAATCTTTAGAAAATGCTAGACAGGCTGAAATTAATGCTCTTACAGTAAAAATTGGTGGTAAGACAGTAACTAGAGCAGAACTAGAAGAAAGAATTGCTGATGCAACAGCCATAATTACACGACACAAGAAAACACAACTAGACCGTGAAATTAAGATTGGTGAGCAGTTAGACGCACAGATTGAAAAACAAAAAACTTTAAATGCTTTACAAAAAACACCTGCTGCAGCAAATACTCCAAAACAGACACCTGCTCCTAATAATAGTGATGGTGGTGGAGGTCCTAGAGATGTAGCAATGGCTACAGGTGGTCATATTAGAGGTCCAGGTACTGGAACAAGTGATGATATTCCAGCAATGCTTTCTAATGGAGAATATGTTATTAGAGCAAATGCTGTAAAGACTATTGGTGTCAGTACACTTGATAGACTAAACCAAGCAGATAGAATGAAGTTCTCTGACGGAGGACCAGTTACTCGTGGACCAAGAATTAATGATACTAGTGATGACCCAGGTAATGTTGAAAACAAAAAATCAATGCTACAAAAAGCAATTGATTCTGCAAGACAAAGATTAAATAGAACTAATCCTACACAAAAAGCAGAGGGTCCTCTTTGGAGTCAGTATGCTCGTTCTGTAGCAGCAATGATGGCTTATACTTATAGACCACCTGCTATGCCTTCAGAAGACACAATGATGAATTTCTGGAATCCAGAATGGAGAAGGGGAGACCCTAGTAGTCAAAAGTATTTTAATAGATACCCAACACTTTCTGACTTTAAAAACTATAGAGTTAATTCCTTTAAAGGTGGAAGATTAACAACTGGACCTAATGGTAGAAAGATTATGTCTCCAAATGGTAATTACTTTACATGGTATAAAGATGACATGTTTGGAAATAGAAAAAACACTATTTCTTCTATTCTTGGAGATTTTAACAATTTAGATTATTTATGGAATTTGCGTGGAATAGATGTTGCACCAATGATGGGATATGAAAAGATTCCTGGTGTTTTGAATGATATGGCTTTAAAAAAGAGAAAACTTTCTAACTGGTCTGTTTTTAGAAATAGACAAATAAGACAAGCACATGTTCATGGTGGAACAGATGCTTGGGCATGGTCAGAATCTGGTAATCAGAATTATGACTATTATAAAAAAATGTTTGGTAAAGCCAATGGTGGTTTAGTAGGATATAAAGATGGTGGAAAGCCTAAGAACTGGAGTTTAACAGACCCATCTGCACCTTGGAATCAAGGAGACTACAAAAAGTTTAATGATTATCAGACTAGAAAACAATATTGGGCTATGTCACAACCAGGAAGCAGAGAACTTGTAGAAACTGGAAAGAATATTGGATACTTTACTCCAGGTATTGGTTCTGGACTAGCATTTGGCGATGCTGGAACATCATTTGGTAAAGGTGATATTGGGGGAGGTCTTCTAAATACCGCATTTGGATTCGGTGCAATGTGGATTCCAAAAGCAATTGGTGCAATTGGAAAGGGCATCAAGACTGCAGGAAGCAGCATTGGACAAGGATTTAATGCAATAAAGAATACAATAAATGCTACAAAAAAGAGTTATACTCATCCGAAAGATTGGCTGACAAAGTATTATACAACTAGTCCAAATAAGTATTTAGGAATTAAGGGATTACAGGCAGTTATGGGAAAGATGCTTCCTAAAAACTTAGAAGCACTAGTTTTAAATAAATTTGGTAAAACAAGAAGCGAGAAGGCTGGATTGGGTGTCGAACATCCAGAAGATGTAGAAGTAGTAAATGGAAGACTTGCAGGACCAGGAACATATTTTGCAAAAACAAATACTCAATCAGACATTTTCCATAATTTTGGAGATTTTGTTTATGGAATTAAAAATACACCAAAAGTAATACTTGACACTCTTTTGTCAAAAGGATATGCTGATGAAAAAACTGTTTTAAAAGTTGCAGCAAAAAATGGTTGGAGATTCCCAGAAGGAACAAAAGCCACAGACCTATTGCAAGATTCTCATTTCAATAGCCCTCTGATTCAACAATTAAGAAAATTGGGATACCTTGGTTATAAAGGAACAGATGATGCATTTACAAATTGGATGTTGGGAGATAAAAAGGGATGGGGCTTTACAAAGGGTAAATTTGATAATAGAGGACGTTTGGGTGCAAAAGCATCTAATGCAGAAGCAGCAGCAGCAAAAAAGAAATCTCAGACTGCATCTATTTTTGCACCATATAAAGATTCTGCTTTAGGTTCAGGTGGCATAGAGTCGGGTATTTGGATGAAAAATACACTTAATAATGTTGAAACATATCTAAAACATTATGCACAACAAGAAAAATCTTTCTTAGAACCAATGACATCATTTATTGGTAATAGATTAGGTGCAAGCGTTGCTCCATATGACCTAATCACTAGTGGCAATTTTCTTAAAAATGAATTTACAGGAACTGCTTCAAATATTTTAAAACATATTGAGGGTAATCGAGATTCTTTGCTTGTTGCTAGTCCAAAGATTCCAAATTCGAATCAAATTAGAAATAATAACATACAAGCATGGTTAACAAAACCTGGAATGTCTCCAAATGAAAAAATACAACAATTAATAGAAAATGTCAAAGAATTTGCATCTAGTTCAGCACTATTAAATTCAGTTGTTGGAAATCTTGATGTTCATACTGGAAATATTTTGATGGATGCAACAACTGGAAAATTTCATGCATTAGATTTTGGAAATACAAGATTGCAGCAAATGCAGCCAAGCCTAGAAAATGCAACTGGTGGATTATCACTTGCAAGAAGAGCAACCGATACATTGCTAAATGCATTACGCTATAACATAAGGGAAGTTTTCTCCGATGACCAAATAGATAAAAAACTTTTTGACCAATTGCAGTCTGGCTTTATGTCCGTAGACCCTTCAAAGTTTATGAATAGATTGAAGGTTCTATCACAAACAGACTACGTTGGTCAATTTGTAAAAGAAAAAATTGGAGATAATCCATTAATGCTTTCACAATTCGGTAAATGGATGGAACAAACTATTCCAAGTCCAACACCTAAATTTAGTCATTTTGGAACATTTGGAAATGACCCAAACTTTTTGAAAATAATTTATGAAAACCTAGAAAATGAATTTAAACAGACAGGTGGAATGTTCCATTTTGCCAATGGAGGAATGGCTATTCCTAGATTTAAGACTGGTGGCTATGTAGGAATGATGCCTAAGTTTGGCGATGGTGGCTTGGCTAATCTACACCAAGGAGAGTATGTATTCCAGAAATCAGCGGTAGATAGGATTGGACTAAATAGCCTTAATGCCATGAACCAAGGTGAAACATCAATGGGCGATTGCGTGTATAATTATAATATCAACTTGAACGTAAGTTCAATGTCTAACCAAAACGATATTGCCGATGCAGTTATCGGACAGATTAGAAGACTTGATAACCAAAGAATTAGAGGGAATACGATTTAATGACTACTCCAGCAAGTGCAAACTACATATATGGTAGAAAAAAGTATGCCAGACCACAAGCAATGCTTTGGGCTGATAGTGAGCCAGCAACACAAACCACTTCTACTGGAAAGACCATCTATGTGCCATATGGTACTGAAGTTGGCTCTGCCACAGGTGGAGTATTAAACACTGACAATAATTTTTTAATTCTATCTGACCATAACAGGTCACCAATCGAGTTTAAGACTACTCGTATTGAAAAACGTGAACGTATGATTAATGGTCGTATGCGTTCCTATCATATTGCTGATAAACTAACTATCTCTACATCTTGGCAAATGCTTCCTTCTAGGTCTTTTGCAAATGACCCACTATTTAATACTACTAATGGGGTTCCTGGATTAGTACCATTAACTAATACAACCACAGGAGACCAATACACAGTTGATGGTGGTGCAGGAGGAAATGAATTGCTAGAATGGTATGACAAACATACTGGAACTTTTTGGGTATATCTAGCATACGATAAACATACCAATTTTACTGGTTCAGATGAATATGCTCAACTTGCAGAATACAATCAGGCTATTCAGATGTATATCTCTAGTTTTGATTACTCTATTCAAAAACGTGGTGGAAATAATTTAGATTTATGGAATATCTCTGTTACTTTGGAAGAGGTATAGCATGTTTCAAAATACAGCACTTAAAAATCATATTGAGGAATCATCAACAGTTGAAATAGAGTCAATGGTTATTGCTGAATGGAATCTTAATGTCAGTGAAAATATTTTAGCAATTGGTAATTATAAAAATAGACCAACATCTGGAACAGCATATACAGCATCTTCTGGATATGCAAATGAAACATCGTCAACAACTACTCCAACTTGGTATGGATATACTGATTCTAATGTTGTGTTCTCTAGAGGAATTTTAGATAGTTCAACTACTCCAACAATTTTTGCTGCACCAGACGAAAAAGAAAAATTATATTATTCATTATCCGATTGTTTTGGAAAATTTAGACCACGTTCTGGAATCAATAAGTTAAGATATCTTCAAACAAATAGTATTAATTTTGTAAATAAAGACATGAACTCTAGACCAAGATATTATATCTCTTCAAAAGATGATAAGTTTAAATATTGGACATCATACAGAAAAGATGAAACCAATGTTGAAAGAGGTATTGGTAAAAATATAAGCACTGGAACTACATATTTTGTAGATGATGCATCGCCATTTGTTGTATATGAAACTCCAGTTCCAGCAAATAGAATTGTTTTAAAAATGCAAACACACGTTGGTAGCATAGACAAAGGACCATTTTTAGATACTAATGGTTCTCCAATTTACGATACATTTTATGAGAATCCTGCAACTGTAACTCTAAGCAACCAAAAGACACCAGTTGTTTGGAAAATTCAATATTTGAATTCTTCAAATGCCTGGATAGATATAAAATCATTTGATGGTACAGAAACAAGAAAAACTGGTAAAAGAATCATTGGTTCTGATGGATATTTAGAACTTGCATATGGGTTAGTTATTCCAGATACAGTTACTTCGTTTAAACATATCGATGAATTTATTTCTACAAGTTCTTTACCATTAAGTCCAAATCTTGGAGATGCTTATTTAATTACAGATAATACAACTATAGGTATTTATTATGTTTGGAATGGCTCTTCTTGGACACAGTTTACTCCATCATATGCTTGGCAAGTTAATGAAGAGTCTCTGACCACGACAACACCATTTGTTACTGAGTTAGATTCTCCTAAGTTTTATGGAACTGCCACAAGTGCTACCGATGCAAATTTCAGGGAATTTCAATATATCAAAGGATTAAGAGTTGTAGTATCTACAATAAATGGTTTTAATTCAACACTTGATTTACTTGAATTATCACCAAGACTAGTTGCAAACATTTCAGATAAAGTAAAAGATTACTCAATAACAAAACTTGCTTCAGATATTGGAAACACTGGCATTCCTGTTGGACAACTATTAGCAGCCAAAGGAACCCTGTCAATCTTTGACTATGACCAATCATTTAATCCAAATAATATTCCAGTGTATGATTCATTGACCAATTCAATATCTGGCAGTATTATTGCAAATCTTAACTCAAAAAACATTCAAATTAAATTTTACGAATTGATAAAAAATGTTCCATATAATTCTTCTTTATATAATTACATTATTCCAATTAAAACAATGTATTCCGATGGCTTTCCAAAACTAAACAAAACTGAGCGTTTGGTATCTATGGATTTACGAGATTTATATTTTTATTTTGAAAGTCTCTTGGCACCACCAATAATGTTGAGGGATGTATCGTTAAGTTATGCTCTATCAATATTGTTTGATTCTATTGGTTTTTCTAATTTTGTATTTAATAGACTTGTTAATGACAATGAGCCAATAATTAAATACTTTTACATACCTTTAGATACAACAATTGGAGAAGTACTAAATGATTTAGCACAATCTACTCAAACAGCAATGTATTTTGATGAATACAATAATTTTGTATGTATGTCTAAAAATAGAATTATGCCAACTGCTGATGAATACACCGCTTTGACAGGTGCATCTGAAGACATAACACTTTATGGTTCTATTGACTATACTAAAAGTGATATAAGCAATAATCATCCAACAAGTACAAAACTTGCTAATATTATTTCTTTAGAATCCGAAGATGATGTGGTGTATAATTCTGGTAAGGTAGTATATGATGACAAATATATTCAAAAATCAGCAATAACCACACAAGAAATGTCAGTATATGATGATACACGGTCGTATAAATATAAGCCTGTGACTTTATGGGAATCTTCTGGTACTGACAATTTGACATCTATAAATGGAGAGAAAATGGAGAATCAGTCATTTGTTCTTGCTGCCCTGCCACTAGCACAAGACCTGCTATCCACATATCAACCATATGCTGACCAACCAAACACTGCTAATGCTGTTATAAAAAACAACACAATTGATTTTGGAACTGAAATTATGTTTATAAATAAATATAATGGATATCTATATGCTAATGGAGAAGTAATTAAATATGATGCTATAGAGTATTCTATAACTGGATATGCTGATAATGTTTGGATTACAAGTAGCACGGATTATTCTAAATATTATGCTGCCTTGCCTTTCGGTGGTAGTATGAAAAAAACAGGAAAAATTAGAATATATACAAAACCACAATATAATCTAAATGGATATATTTCTGGAATTGTAGAAAATGGTCGTGCTCAATTTGGAACCGAAGCAGTAGACCATGTAGCAATTCCAACAAAAGATAATACAGATTTTTTAAAAACTAGTAATCAAAAAGTATTTAGTATGCAATCTAAGTGGTTATTTAATGATTCGTATAAAACAACTACAGTATCTTTAAAAAATTGTTCTGGTGCTAGTGGTCAAAAAAACATAACAACAGACAGCACAACTGGATTAAATGTTGGATATACAGTAAAAACAACATCCAATACTGTATTAGGCAAAATTACAAAAATTACTAATGACACCACTTTTGTAATTGATACTAATTTGTCAACCACATTATCTACAGTAAAACTAAACGCAATAGATAGAACTTTAGAAATCTTAACACAAGATAGAAATAGTGTTAGGATTAGTGATGGTTCAGCAGGAACAGACTTTATAACTGAACAAAAAGCATTATATGAAACAGTTATTAAAGATTTTTTTAATAATAGAACTGGTTCTAATTCACAAGGAACGCTTCAAAGTTCATCTTTGAATATAACTGGTCCATCATTATTGTCAAATTCAACAAACTATATATCTTATACTTATAAAAATCTAGATGCAAATCTTCTTATGGCTAATAGATTTGGAACTAGGTTGAGGATAGTTGGAAATATTCCAACAATCTCTAAAGATACAGAGAATTCTATACAACAACTGGCATATGGAGCAAACTATATAGATACATTGTCTACTACAGAGAATGGTTCTTATAAAATTACTGGTGGTTCTGGTGGTATTGCTGTAGGACTTGATACATCAACTAATAAGAATAGTGGATATTATTTTGAAATATGTGCATTAAGCAATAATGATATTGTTGATAGTTCTTCAGATAATACATCGATACAGTCAATTCCGAATGTGTATTTTTACAAGATATTGGCTAGACCAGTGTCTAGAGTTATTTCTGCACAAACATTAACAAATGCAAGTGGCACTATTTCAATAGAGACTAGTACAGACCATGAATTCGATATTGGTCAATTAGTTACTATTGCTGGTGGAGGTATTTCTGGAACTTATACTGTAAGTGATATACCAAACTCTAAAACCTTTACAATCCCAAGTAACTTTGCTGGACCAATAACTGCAACCACAGTATCTGCAAAATTAGCAGTTCCTGTTGTTTTGTGGTCTGGTCAAGCACCAATCTTAGTTGATGATGGACTTTTTGCTGGAATGGCAAATCTTACTGGTCAAAAGTTTAATACAGTTTATGATTTGGGTATTGAAGTTGATGGAAATAATGATAAAAGAACTTTTAACTTATATATTAACAACAGATTAGTGCAATCAGTAACGGATGATGACCCAATTCCATTAGTGGCATACAATCAAAATATGGCTTTATTTGTTAGAGGTGGCTCTAAGTTGATGTTTGAGCATGTATATGCAATAGCAGATAATATTGGATATGATTCTACAGCAACATCAAGTCTTTCTGCAAAACCATTTTTTGCAGAAGAAAGATTTTCAAATGAAAAATTTAACAAATACTTAATTAATCCTCTGGTTGCAACAACATATTTGGCAGGGGTAGCGAGTGCAACTGCCAAAAAATACAATATGTATTATGATGAGTTTGGAACTATCTTCCGTGAATGTGCATATTTCAATATCAGATATGATAAGGCGTATCCAGCATTATCGTCTAGAATTAGCCCAACTTTAAATGATAGACAGGGATATATGGTTAGTGGATATACATCAACCGCATATGGTGCAGAGTTTATGGTATTCAATATAACTGATTTTTCTTTAAACCTAGATGAATCATCTGGAAATTATTTGGGTATTCAGGGAATAGCATTTACACAACAAACAACAAATAATTTAACGGTAGATGAGTATTTCACAAAAAATAGTAATTTCAATAATTATTCAACTTTAAATAATGAATATATAGATATTCAGAATAGTAGAAATAATTATGGTAAAAATGAATTCACCATTTCTGGAA